TATTGCCATGTCTATTACTTTTTAGGGTATTAATTACAGAGTATATGTTTTTAATAAAGCTTATTCAATTCATTCCATAGTAAACAAGATAAATCTTGGTTTATATGAACGTTTGGGTTATCAAGCTAAATTAAAAATATTAAATTTTTGGAATGTTAGTGTCGATAGCAAAGTTCATGAGTATTTATTTAATCCTCTAGCAAAAGTAGTAAAACCAACAGGTGAAAATATACCACTACAAGATTTAAAATACAGAAAAGCCCCAACAGTAAAAACTGAAGGGGCTTTATCATAATTGCCGTTAAAATTTTTGTGGCCTAAAAGTTAAATATCGAAATCATGTTATCGTAATACTCCATTTTTGATCTTGGATCTTGTGCTTCCCATATACTTCTTAAAGGAGTGGCCTTAATTAAGGATCGTTGGAATCGGTTCATACCCTTGTATGGACCTTTTTTTATCTCTTGTGTAGGATCATTCAACATCATTGTAATTAAGTCACCCCAATATTGTAAAGTAGACCATGCAGCAGTAGGAGTATTAAGTAAGTTAATTACTTCAATAGGTAATATGTTACCACGTGTCTCTAATGAAGCTCTTAGAGTAAGATACGCTGCTTCTTGTTTCCACCAATTACGTTTGTCATCATCTGCCATTGCTCTAATAAGAGAAGAAATAATCATGAAACCTACTGTGGAAAATAAAACTTCATAAGTAACTCTTTTAAGACATCCTTTTTCGAAATCGTCCAATTCATCATAATGATTTTGATATAGTTCCTTTAATTGATCTATTTTGTTCTGATTAAAGTAATGTCTATATACATATTTAACTGCAGCTGGTACTTGAGCTTCGCTCCACATGCCTGTAGAATAATTAAATTGACGTTTAGTTAAGAACTTGGTTTGTAAGTTAACCAAAATAAAGTTACGGAAGATAAGTAACAATTGTCCAATCACAGTTGCATGTAATTTACTTCTATCCAAATCTGTTAATTGCGTGTCAATTCTGGTACCTACTTGTTTTGCCGTATTTCTAACTTTGTTTATAGTAGCTTCATCGAGAGATTTAGCGTACTCTGGTTTTATTACTAGTTTGTTGTTTTTAACTTCAAATGCATCATAAAAAGTTACACTTAAAGTATTCCATTTGGCATTGCCTTCCTTTTTACTCTTAAATCTTCTTAGGAATTCGTTCTTATTTAAGAATTTACCAGATTCAGGATCATATTTATAGTATAGACCAATTGCCAATGCCATTTTACCTTTTGTTACATAATCTGATATTTCATGTCCAAAATACCAGAAGTGTTGATTTAATGCTCTTAAAAATCTAGATTGATTAAGTTTACTAAAGGTTTGAGCATTTTCTCTTACTACACCTAAATACTCCATATAACATAGAACCTTGTCTTTGTTGTTTGAATGACCTATGTTCTTTATTGCATTTGCATATGACGGTATGATTAATTTTGTTGCTTGTGCAAGTTCCTTATTTCCAAAGTATATACCAGAAATTGCTTCGAGTCTATTTTGTATTTTATTTGTAATAAGACCAGTAAGAATCACATTCATATTTTGAGCTATGCCTTGTATTCTAGTGTATGCAGCTAAATTAGCAGCTAACTTACCAACACTTACTGTCACATATTTGCCTTTTGGTAAAGGAACATCTAATTCTAATGCATTCTTTTCCATACCATATACCAATTGATCTAGTACAGATTTTAATTTATCATATGTCTTACTTTCCAAACCTTGTATTCTACCACCCTTCTTATCGGTAAAATCTGTACGACTAACAAAATCAAGAGCTACTTCTAATTCTGGGGCAATTTCACTCATTTGTTCATAATTTTCTGCCATTTTGTAATAAGCAATGACAGATCCTACTATATCGTTTGTTAAAGCGTCTGGATTTGATAACATCTTAATATACCTAGTAGGTATAAGTTTAACAAGTGACCCATCTGATCGTTTAGCATTTTCCAACATATATGCAGTATCATCATCCTTTACAGTGTAAGTATCTTCTATTGCATACGCTAACCCCTTTAAAATATTGTCCTTACTTCGGATTTGTGTCCATGCCCCACCTTCTATTTGTGGGAGTCTATATTTATTTTCATACTTTAAGAATTGAATCTTAGAATTTGATAATTCCATTACATCAACAAGTTTATCATAAAGCTTCTTTAAGTTTGAATCAGAAGTTATTTTACGATAATTTGCACTGTTGTCATACAATTCAGGATTTGGAATTCTTGTTTCTCCACGATCTGCATATTTAGTAAATCTTTTATCGTAGAAAGGTGATTCTTTATCGATTTCAGACCAGGATCTGTTAGGTACTTTGCGCATGTATTTAGATCTTAACTCTTTCTTCGGAACTAATTTCTTCCAAAAGGAAGCTGGTACAAGATTTCCTTCATAGTCATATCTAGCATTTATAGAAACCCACGCATTATATTCAGCTTGACCTAATTTTTCAACTCTTTCTAATTCTTCATAGAATCTAGGGTTTACTTCCCATTCAGCTATGTCCATTACTTTGGATTTCTTTGATTTATCACGAGTTTTCAAACTTTCCTCAGAAATCAATTCATCATAAGTATTAATCCACGACTTTACTTGGTCAGGCATGCTATCAACATCTACTTTACCATCTTCTCTGGTGTAAAGTCTTAACATGTTCTTTCTAGCCGTTTCATATAGTATTTGATCATCAGATTTATTTGTGTTTGATGAAAGAGTTTTAATATCGTCCCAGAATTCTTCAATTATTTGATCAACTGTATTGCGTTGTTCCCACTTAGCAAATTTCTCTGGACTTAAATTCTTCTTTGCCTTTTGTAGAGCTTTATTAAACTTTTCCATATTTGGAGTATAATGTAATTTCTCTCTTAATTTTTCATTATACTCTCTCATTTCTATTGCTATTTCTTTATCTAATCCAACTTTTACTGAACCATCTGGATAATATGGATTAGCTAAATTTCTACGTCTAGTTTCTAACTCTTGTAATTTTAGATAATCTTCATCGGATAAATCTTCTCTGTGGTAATCTCCGTTCTTATCAACGGTAGTACTTAACAATAGGTTTATTTCCATATTTATGGAATCTCTACGAGATCTTGCTTCTTCACTAAGACTATTAGTTAGCTCGTAATACTCTGGAGTAAACTTACGAATTGTATGCTTAGCTTCCCAATCATTATTTGCTTTATTCCATTTCTTTAGTTGCTTTGGATTCAATAAACCAGGTACTTCAGCAATATCTTTATCTCCAAATCCTAACTTTTCGGCTAACTTTTTTTGATGTTCCAAGTAATCTTGATAGTGTTGACCGTAATTTAAGTCTCTTGTTATAAAGCCTGTTTTATGACCATCTTTATTTTTTTCATGCATATAAGCTAACTTAGATTTATCTACATGTGATAGTATTTCTACAAGCTCTTTACCTACTTCTAGTTCTTTTTCAGCAACATTATTTTTAGTATTAACTATCTTGTTAAGAATTATACGTACTAACTCACTATTAGAATATTGTGTACTACCTGCCCACTGATCCCATAGATTTATATCCACATCACCTTCATCTAATATTTTTTTAAGATGATCTATAGTAAATGAACCAGCTTTAGTTGCTTCTCTAATAAAATTATCTTTAGCAACAATGTCTGCTAAATTGTTATAGTTTCTTACTAATTCATAGTAGTCACCTACAGTCCTTTTTAAGTTTTGTTTTGTATCCTCAACTAATTGAGGATCATTTAAATAGTCAAACGTAGATTCATCATCCAACACGTTCTGGATATTAGTAGCAATGTTACCATAAAAACCAATATAACCTTTCTTTATCATATCTAATTCTGCAGAAGTTATATCTAGCGGGTTATTGTACTTTTGGTTTTCATTTACTTTGGTTTGTAAAGCCTTTACTTCATTTAATGCAGATATTACATCACTTGCCATATAATCTACAAATTCAAAAGTAGCTTGATCGTTTTCCAATTGGTTTAATTTAAATTCTAACGCTCTTAATTCATCTACTTTCTTACTGTCACTATATTTCGCATATTGAATGTCTTTTATTCGCCTTGTCAAGGCTTGAATAAGTTTATTATACGTTTCATGTATTTTTTTTGGAACGTATGATGGATTATTTATTTTATCTGAATTATTTAATAACACATCTATAGATACTTCTCCATCATTATTTAATACAATGTTTCTTATCTGTCTAAATTGTGCAGAATATATTAATGACTTTGTTCGTATAGCTTCTTTCTTGTTACCATTAAAATGATTAACTAAATCTGAAAATAGCTTAGATGACTCCCCATTGGGAGCCTTATCTAAACCATAACCATTGTTTTCTGATAATACATAATATGCAGCGTTTTCATTACCCAATATCTCTGTATATTTCTTGAGTAAAGCTGCAACCTCTTTATTTTTAATATTTAAACACTGCATAATTATTCACATTCTTTTCTACGTTGTTTACCATTTGCTGTTAACTCATCAATTGAATCCTGTAAAGATGCTTTTATTGCTTGTTCTTCTGTAGCTGGTTCAAATTCTATATCATCTAACAAATCCTCTTCAGCTATTTCATTTCTCATGGAAACTTTCTTTTTATTTTCAGCTTCTGAATTTATTATAACAAAGTTTTTAGCACGTGACACAGCTACATATCTCAACTCGTTTCTTAACTGCATTACATCTCTACCATAACCAAACGTATCAATTTCATTGGAGAGTATTAAAACTTTACTGTACGTACTACCTTGTGATTTCCAAACAGTTTGTGCGTATCCATAATCAATTGCTTTTCTAATTTTTAACCTGCCTTGGTTATCTTCCAAATTCTTGGTAATATTCAGTTCATTGTCAACATTATACGCCATTTGAACTAAATCTCTATATTTAGATATTTGCCCATTTTGTTTAGCTTCTTTAGCCATTTTCCACAATCTATCTTTATATTCTACTACTTCAAATAGCTTAGAATCTGGTTCATTTTTGTCAATTACAGTAAGTTGAAAGTCATCCATAATAGTACCACCAGTCGGTCTAATTGATAAATTGAATGCTTTAAATTCTATATCCCCTTTATCGGTTTTGAATTTAATGTTGGTATCCTTTACACTTTGAACTATATAATCTCCAGAGTTTATTAGTCTATAAGATCCATCGGGTTTTCTGAGTTTGTTTGAATACCCCATTATAATATCACCTTTTACAAATGGTTTAGCAAATTTTCCATATCTCAAAGATCTAATCTTTGAATTATATGTAGATGCTGCAGCATTTGTAGCAGTCAATACTCTAAAATGTAAAGGATCAGCATTGAACTCTTCAGAAGTAACAATCTGTTTCAGGTTTTTATCTATAATTGCATCATCCGAAGTGTACAATACTCCTTGACCTTTATCATTTATATCAGTTTGGTAACTCAATCCTTCACCTCGTCTAAGTTTGGTGGCTTCTTTTAAAATAGGATTATCACCAGTTCTTTCTACTTTGGTTAAAGTTATTTGAGGTATTCCATCAGATGTAAACACTTTAGAAATGTGATCTGATTTTACAGGTCTTAATTGTGCAGAATCTCCAACATATATTACACTACCGTTGTGTTTAGCTACAATCTCCTGAATATACTCATACAAACCGTCTTGTACCATTGAAGCTTCATCAATAATAATTAATTGACCTGGTTCATATTTCATTTGATTTTTAGCTCTAAACTCCAGTTCTCTTAAATCTAATGAGCCTTGTTCCATTGCTATATCAGTATCTGGAGTAAACCCAAATAAAGCAGAAAGTGTGTACACATTAGCATTAGGGTTGTTTTGTTTAGTTATAACATTTGCTCTATGAGTAGGAGCAGTATATACAATGTTACCTCTACCAATTCTATTATTCAACCATTTACTAAATATACCAATGATTGTAGATTTACCTGTACCAGCATAACCAGATAAAGTAATTTCGGTTCCACCATCTTCAATAAACTTCTCTAATTCATATAGAGCTGATTTCTGTTGATCATTTAATGAGAATGGTAAATTGATCTTAAACCCATCATTAAATGTAAATACGTACTCTTCTTCTACTTTCTTAGCTTCTTCAACTGCTTTTGGTAAGTCTTTTGCAAGTGAAGCAGCTTCATCAGTAAAACCAAATTGATTAGCATAATCTAAGAATTCCTTAGTAGTATCTTTTTCTTTCTGAACTTCGGCTTTGATTTCAGCAACATATCTGTCTACCTTATCTACATAACTTTGACCAAATAAATTTATAAATAGATCTCTTTCTGTGATTCCATCCTTAGCCAATTCATAAGAAATTGTGTTTGCAATACCTTGAACAATTCCTTCTTTATCCCCACGTTTTATTGCTTCCCGTGTTTCTTCTTCGATTTCAAAATCTTTATATTTCTCAATTCTTTCTTTTATTGTCCAAGCATCTATACCAGGTACAATACTCCACGACATGAATTCAGCAGCTAATTCCTCTGGTAAATTCGGAAGTTTTGATTTCCAATCTGGAAATATTTTATTTATAAACGGTTCTAGAGAAAATCCTTTAGTAGTATCAGTAATTGCTGGTTCAATGTTTGATCGGTTCCTTAATAACTCTCTTACTTCCATCAAAATTTTTGGGAATTCTGTACCCCATTTACCTTTATCTTGAGTATGAGTAAGCGTTACATCACCAGTGGATAATAATCTATTTAAAGCTTCTGGATTTTGACTGAAAGATTCTAACAATAAATCTCTCATAACATCACTGGATGCTTTATCCCAAGAAACTGTATTTAAATCTTTAATTTTTCTACCAATAGATCTTGCTTGACTACCTGAAGCAGTTTCTAGTTGTTTTCTAATGGCTTCTTTTTCGTCATCTGACATAGAAGAAAATACTAATTTTTGAGCTTGAAATGCTCCTTCTACTGTTTGAAAATTACCACCAATGCGTATAGAAGATTCTGGTTTATCACCAGATATAGTAAAAGGTCTAATTGCGAAATTACTTAAGTCTGCATTTTCACCAGTACCTGCATATATGTTGATTGTTCCTGAAGGTTGTTCAGAAGATATTTGAGTAGACTCAGTAGGAATTAGCTTATTAAATTCTTGTTCAAATACGATATTGTTAGGAATTGGTTCACTACCAAACATATCCGCCATTTCCTGATTTGAATAAGCATTTAAATTTGTTCCATTACCAGAGTAAGCTACTAAGAACTCTTTATCTGGATTCTCTCTAGCATACTCGTATAAGTTATGAATTTGTTCTTTGATTTGTTCCGGAGTTCTAGAAGGATGCGTATTCTTAGTCAAATCTTTAGTAATTATTGCATAAGATTGTCCTTGTGGTCCTTCTGCTTCACCATATATTGCCCCAAATTTATTTTTAGCAGTTAATGCTGCACCTTTGCCATGTTTACCTTGTGTATTGCTACCAAATACAAATACTTGATTTGGAGCAAGATTTTGGATCATACCAGAATAAGTCTTTCGCTGAATAGCACTAGGTTTACTATATTCAAAGTTATCTAGATATTGTTGATATGCTGCTTCTGCATCAGCTTCGCCTTTTTGAGTTTGATAGTCTTTAACCCATTCTTGATAAGATAATGGTTCAGTTGCTTGTTGAGTTTTAACTGTTTGCTGTATATTAGCAAGCATATCTGTATTAAACTCACCAGCTTGATTAAATGCCTTTGCTCGTAAACTAGCTTTTACCGGAGTAAGATCAGTAACCCAAGTTATTGGTTCTTCTGGCATAATTTCATAACCCTTTGGTACAACATTATTGTACTTTAAAACTGATTTACTACGACCATTTTCTATTAATACATTACCTCTATATGCAATTCCCTTTTTATTAATTAATCGATATACTGGAGCTTCATCTTCATTAATACCTATATATTCATATAAGAATGTTGTTCTAGGATCATTGTTTCTATCTAATTTTACTTTTTTAAATGGTGGAAATATAGGTTGACCATTCTGATTGAATGAAATTATAGATTGAGATTTCTTGTCATATATAATACCAGGAATCTGTACTTCTGCTCCTCTCTTGTTTACTACAGTAAAACCACTATCTTCGTGAGGTAACGCCCTGTATACAGGTCTACCTTCTTCTTCAATAGTTTCTCTACTAGAATCTAATACGTAATAATCAATAGTAGGAACTACGTGGTCGTTCCACCACAAGTCTTTTATTACTTGGAATACTTTAATATCTTTAACCGCATCATCAGGATTTCGTTCTAAATCTCTAATGTAATCAAAATAACCTATTTCCTCTCTGATTGAATTAGGTACATATCTAAAGATATTATTCTTACCAAATGCATCACCAGAAGTATAGAAAGCATACAATGCAAGATCTTTTGCAAAATCTCTTATTTCCTGATAATCACTATCCCACAATTCCTCCCAAGCTCTAATGATCTCATTTTCCAAGTTATTATCACCACTCTTGTTTGGTTTGTAAGCAATAAAATCAGGACCATTTAATTCAGTTGTATCTTCCTTTGGTCTACTAAAGATGTTATTAATAAGTACATTTTCAAATGAACCATCACTACTTAATAAATCTGGATATTTGCCACTTCTTACATCAGATTTAATTCTATCCAATCTCTTAGAGATACTATTTGGACCACCTAACAAACTACTGAGCTTTATTCCATTTTCAGCTAAATACTTATTAAAGAAACCAGCTTTATACGTAGCTTCCATACTTCTGGTAATATTATTAATGTATGTATCATCACTAATTGCATAACCTTTAGTATAGAATTCTATTAATGTTCTTAAGTTTTCAAATTCTGGAGTAAGTCTAATCATTGTGTTTTGGAAGGCAATTCTAGGGAATATTAATGCATCTTGCATTTTCTTACCTAAGAATGTATTTGAGAATACCTTTATAGGATCTTCAAATACTTGTTGCTCTACCATGAATTGTTTCCATTTATCCAAGAATGCACTTTGTAAACCAAAATTATTACCAAAGCGCTTAGTATCAATTTGAGATAATGTAGTTAATTCAGACAAAGATCTTGAGAACGGATTAAGTTCTTGATAAGTCTTCATAATAAGCAACTGATTGTAGTACCAATCAAATGTTTCTTCTTTTTTCAATTGCTTCTTTAAGTAATTGACATCGAACATCTTTTCTCTTTGTTTAACACCTACACCTTTATCATTCAAAAAGTCTAAAAGCTGATCATATTTACCTTTAGATAAAGATTTTGCTTTCTCAAAATATGTATTCCAAATAGTTCTATATGCTAGACTTTCAGGATTTTTGTTTTGTGTATCTACATTATAAAAGCCAGAGTATTTGTCATATTCTATTGCAAAGTCTTTTAATATCTGTTGAGGCAAGAAATAAAATGTACTTTCGCCTTTACCAGATCTAATCAAGAAGTTAGTCATATTAAATGTTAACTTCCTTACATTCAATCGAATGATGTATGGGTCTTTTGCAACGTCCACATGGGCATTAATCAACGCTGATAACCAGTCAAGGATATTAATCTTATTTCTATCATTACTCTGGATACCATACAAATTGCTTATACCATAGTCTCTTAAAATTTTATTTGGTTTAAATCTTAATTTGACCAATTGAGTAAGAACTTGATGAGCATTTGCTAATGCAAATGGACCAATACCAAATTTACCACCATTCAATTCCGCTTTAGTTCTACTCTGGAATGCTGGAGTGGCATAATACAGTTGGGATTTGCTTGTACGTTTACCTTGCCCAGTTATTGTATCTACTTCTTTAAGAATAGTATCTTTTAAGTAATCGGTTACTGTATCTAGTGGTTGTCTAGCTTCTGCGAAGTTCAATGGGTTAGAAATAACTGATATATACATATCAAGAAGCATATTTTCATTTGCTTCCTTTGAATTAGCTTCAAAATCAGTTTTACCATTATATCTTTCGTAGACTTTACGAACTATGGTTTCATCATCTAAGCCAGCTTCTCTGAGTCTGTTAGTGTAATCTTCTTTGGTCTCAAATTTGATTCTATTACCATTCTTATCATAATTGTACCTAGCAACAAATAACTTATCAATATCGAAGTCAGAACCAGTAAGAGATGTAAATTCATCAGGTAATGTGATAGTATCACCAATTTGCTCAGGATACAAATCTACTACTTTAAGAGCTGCAGTTGACGCTTGACCTTGAGCAGGGATACGATAACCCATTGCAAGAGCTTTAGAATTCGGACCAACAATATCATGATCTATCAACCACTTTTTAGCTTCACTGAAAGTCTTTTTATCGTAATCAGGAATTATGTGTTTCAATAAGTTGATTGAAATAACACAATCCATAGTACCATCGGTATTTGCGAATCTTAACTTTCTTTCATTTTGTACATCTGAAGTTACAGCAATTCTATTGTACAATATCGAAGACATTTGAATAAACATACCACCAGGTAAGTTGGTATCAACAATTGACTTATTCAACATTGATATAAGACCACTTTCTATCCAAGAGTTATCAGATAAACCAGAAATTGGTGCAACAGTTTCACCATTTTCAACATCCAAACCATTAATAACATTGTCATTCATGTTTGAACTTAGAGCTTTGCGTTGCATAATTTCAGCAAACCTTTGTACACTTACTTGGGGTTTATCTGGAGTAATACCAAAATCTCTTTCTATCTCTTTTCTACCAGCCTCAGTAATCGCATTATGAGCACCATTAAAATTGTTAATTAATTCATCACCACTGTACACTTTACCATCTGGTGTGGTATATTTCCATGCACTTCTGATATTACCCATAGCAGCTTTTTGTGCTTGAGATACAAACATCTGTCTTTCTGCATGATGAGGATCAGTAATTAACTGACGTCTAAAGTTAGTTAAAGACTGTTTATGAGTAGGCATTGACATTAAACTGTCCATGTCTATTTCTTTATTAGTCTTATCTTTATAAATTCTTGATTTAACCTCTTTAGCCCTTTGTCCTACTTTTACTGCGGAATCAAAAGCAAGCATATGGATATTACGTGATTGCATAACTTCCAATACTTTACCCATATCCCCAGTAGAGAAAATACGATGCACAGGGAACATAGCCATCTTATCAAATATTGGTATATCCCTTTTAGCACCTACATCGTAATGATCGCCAAAATACATGAATTTCAAAGGTTTCAATGTAACCGCCAATGCTTCTGCATACGTATCCATATCTGCTTCAAGATCTGCATTTGGATTATTAAGTAAATCAAATGCTTTTGCTACTTGTGGTGTCCATCCATCTACTCTACGTACTAGTTCTTTATAAAACTCTGGAGATATTAGTACCGTGGCATCAGTTTGGTTTACTTTACCTTTTGGATTAAGATAACCATTAAATTTATCTCTTACTATAAGATTAGCTGCGTCTTCTACATCCTGAGGTAAAGCTTCAGAACTATCGTAAGTTCTAATTGCCTCATCTAATGTCATATTGTGCATTTCCTGAAGCAAGCGTATAGCCGCAGATCTTTTAGCATACTCTGCAATTTGATCAGCTTGTCTACTTACAATAACATTATCTGATAGTGTACCTACGTTCACTTCAGTAAGGTCTGCCATTGGGTTTCCTTCTTCGTAGTCTATTCTTGGAGTAACACCGGTGGATAATACTTCACGTAGACGTTTAATTTTATCTACAGGATTCTTATAATAAGCTGGGTCTTTTATGAAAAGTTTCTCAAACTCAATTACTGAAGAAATTGTATTGGCGAAATAATTACCAATCATTTCAGCAGCACCAAGATTTTCGCTATAATTAGAAACTGTTGCAGATTTCTTATAATGTGAAGATGCTTCTTCTAATGCTTTCTGTGGTAATGCTAAACTCGTTACACTAGCTATTTTATTACCATCCCATTTAATTATACCTAATTCTTGTGCATAATCTAACTCATCTTTAAATGCATCCCATAGGTAGTTATTCATTAGATTTGCTTTCTCAGCATTACTGAACTTATTCCAATTATTTCTTATTTGAGAAATAATAGAAGTTCCATATTCATTACCACCAAGATCTTCTGCTAGGTCTAATGCTTCATTAAAGTTTGAAAAATCTTTTTCAAATTCAATACCATTTAATGTAGGTCTTTCTTTCAATTTAAAGAATCCGTTGAAGTATCTGAATCTATAACCGTTTCTGTTTCCAGTATCATAGTTCTTTATTTTTTGTTCTTCAGTCAAATTCTTCTCATTCTTGTAATTAAATTCAATGGTATCTAATTCAGTTTCAAAGTAATTGATAAATCTTTTAAGAATTTGAGCATCGAATTTTATTTCACCATTGCTTACATCAAATGGATTTTTGAAGTTATTTATTGCAGTACCATACAACGTATTATATGTTTGAGAATCACCCATAGTAGGTAAGATAATTCTACCTGCTCTGGTAAATGTCATTTTAGCAATATAGTCTTCAAGAGGGGATATTTCTGTATACTTACGTCCTTTATCTGCACTACCTTGTTCCTTAAAGTATACAAGTGTTTCAAACCCTATTTTACCTTTAGTATCCGCATTATTATACAAATTTGTTAACAATACAGAACCCTTGAAATAATTAGGATTGTCATTATTACCAGTATTGTATAACACTTTGGTAAGTGCTTCTACCGTTACTGGATCATTATCCAATCTTTGAACCATATCAGACAAATAATTGTGTTCTGATATAGGATATAACAATTTACCATCAGTAGCAAGTACAGACAACTCATCAGAAGAAGGATGTAACATAGCATATGTCTCAGCAAGTCTTCCTAAGAATTTAGAATCAGCATAATACTTTGTAATACTTCTATTGTATTGACCAGGAATTACACCACTTTCTTGAATTTTTGCCAAGTCCTTTACTTTGGAATTAAAGAAGAAGTATATACTCTTATTGGATCTATCTGATAACATTGAAACTAATGCTTCAGTAGGATCTGAATTGTAATATTCCTTAGTAAGGAAAGAATTTAGTGACTCTAAATCAATTCCTACTCCAACTTTATTGAGTAAATCAACTATCTTATTCTTAATAGTAATTAGCTTTTCTGGTACATATTCTTTGTAAGTTTGACCATTTACTAATTTTTTGTTAGGTGTAGTTTTATATTTCTCTACAACCTTTATTATTTTATTAAACTCATTGTTGATTTCTCTAGCTATGAATTCTTCAGATTCACTAACTTTTGCTTTGAATAAGTTATCAGAAGTGTCTAATACGCTTTCATTTGTTATTAAACTATAGTTCCAACCTTCTAATATGTTTTTAGATACTTTATTTGCATTTTCATCTTTAACATATAAGTTAGTTTGTTCATTACCATTCTCATCTTCAACTTTTTCTGATAAAATACCAACTAACTTATGTCTAGCTTTACGGAACGTATTTCTAAACTGAGTTTGTAAGTTCTCTCTTGCTATTTTTTGAGCTTCATCCTCTTGAATACCTTTCTTCTGCACGTATTCGTTTGTAACCTTGTATAACTCGTTATACAGAGTTTTAAATAACGGTGCTACTTTAGCAAGTTTTGCACTCTTGTCCATCATCCCTTTGAATGTGTTTTCAGAGTGGATCTCATTAATAATAGTATTCCAAGATTTATCAAAATCTACCATTAGAGGTAAACCTGTAACAGGGCTCTTTATTGCAGCAACACCCTGTACTTGGGTTACAGTGCCATCAGGATTTGTTTTTTGTTTCATTACAAATTCTGTTCTAGGCATTGTCGCAATGAAAATTTTTATAGATGCAAGAGCATTATCTTTAACTGAAACAGACAGTTGTTCTTGAATGTAGTTAGCCATTTGATCTCCTACGCTATTACCAACTGCTTTTTCATCAATTTCTGCATCAATGTTTTCTTGTTTATCTACTGCTCTTATTTGATACTCATTTAATTTATTTATGATTTCAGGTTTAAATACAGTATCGAACGTATTGTAGATTTCATCTCTAACTTCTCCTTGTTCCTTAGTAATAGTTCCTTTTTCAACTAATTTGGCTGTTATATCTGGTTTTAATGCAGCTTTTAACACTCCATAATTAAGATTTTGCAAATCATTACGTAGTCTTATGTTATTTAATGTAAATAAAGCACCTACAAGTGAATTTACAGTTTCTTTGAATTGTGTGTTAGTAATGTTTTTAAATTTGTGATTTCTTATTTTAAATGGAGCACCTGCACCTTTATATGCAGCAAGAAATTCATTTACAGCAGCCGAATCTTGTTTGGATCTATTGTAATAACCAGAATCGATTCTATTAAAAATATTATCAATACTAGTATCGGTTCTCCAAACCCATTTACTTATGAAATTCTTAATAGCTTTCCAAGCTCTTTTAAGAAGATTTAATTCAGGATCTACTTTATTCAGCATATACTGCCTAAAGTCTTCTGCTAAAGCTTCCTCTACTTGTTTATCACTTCCAACAAAACCAGTTCTATTTCTATAGAATTCATAAATTTTCTTTCTTTCCTTTGGAGAAATAGTTAATAACGATACTCTATGGAATGCTTCATGATACAATGTACCACGTTCTGCACCTTTCCACAGTATGGTAGAATCTTTTCTAACAAGACCCATAGCATATTCATTACCACCAAGTGCAATAGCATCTTCAACAATATGCAAAGAGTCTTCTGGTAATCCTAATTTATTTCTAAACCATTGAATTTCTTCTGGAGTTACTACTTCTGATATGTTCCCTGTAACTTTACGAGTAGGTATATCAAAATCTTCATCAACACCAAAGCTCAAAGGATCTATTTCTCCATCATTGATTATTTTCTTTACATATGATTCTTCTTTCGAAGATGGTTCCATATTTGTAGAATTACTTAATTTTATGTCTGGATGATTTAGCAAAAATTCTACAAAGGAACTATGTGTTTTTTCTTCATTTATCCAATATTCATTTATATCCGATACATTGAAATTCTCAAGATACCATTTTGCTACTTCTCTAGAATTTCGATCTGTAACATCTTTTACTTTATCTTTTTTGAATTTTTCAGAGACCAGATATTCTTGTAGTTTTTTGGGTACTATTTCATTAACTATTCGCTTTCTTTGATCAGGATTTAAAGGTACATCATAAAATGCTTGATGTTCTTCATTCCAAGAAGAAGCATTCCAACGTTTTCCATCGTATTTGAGTATACCTTCATTTCCATTTAATTCAAATACTATTCTAGGAGCAATATCATCTGCTCCAAAGATTACTTGTTTTACAACATTAGGAAAATTTTTGAAGGTTCTAGTAGATAATTCATAAATTTCACTTCTCTGTGCTTGAGTTAAATAATAATCATCACCTTGATCAAAAAGCTCAGTTACCGGAATATACCCAGAATAATTTAAATTTGTGATTTTATTTTCAACAGCTTCTTTTACTTCAGGATTATTGATCTTTCTTGGTATCTTTTGAACATCTTCAGCATATGCGAAAGAATCTTTAAATAGTTGATCATCTAAGTCACTTCTTATTATACCAGCTTTTTCTAACACACCCATAGTATAAACTGGGGTAGAAGAAATGAAATCATCCTTAGTAAGAGATATACCTGGAATGATATCAAGCAAATCAACAGAATTATTGTTAAAATAATCATATACAGAAGGTAATGCTTCTTTTATTGGTCTAAAGAAATTTTTTCTAGCTACACGCCAATGGAATCCCATTAAAGCTTCAACTATGTCTTTTTTATCCTGAGTAGATAAATTGCCTATATTGAATGTTTTTTCACCAACTATTAGATTGGATTTATCATCAATATACAATTGCTTTTCTTTTAACCAATCAAATGTTTTATCTGCAGTGGTTACTTTGGTAGCATCTCCAAATCTAACCATAAAGTCAATTAATTCTCCAGCAATAACTCCTGTATCTCTGTATTCAGAGTTAGTATTAGTGCCATAATTGATTAACAAGTCAGCTAAAAACTCAGCTTGCTTCCTGTCAAATCTTTGAAGAGTTAATTGTAATGGCAACATTTGATTTGATAAAGTACTAGATTTTGGTGGATAAATAAATAATTGTCCACTACCCCCTTTACCTGGCAACATTTCACCATTGGCTCCTATTATATCGGAATCTTTTACAATACCATCACTTATACCAAATGTTACATTTTCTGGAGTAATATCAGTAATTTCTGTTGGTATCTGTAAGCCTTTTACTTCGTGTATTGGTCTGAATACAGCTCTACCATCTTTTCTAACAACATTAGGTATTCCTTTAGTTCTAACTATTGTGCTAGGTACTACAGCTTCATCATTTGTTGCAGACTCTATTGTAGAAATTACTGCATTTCTAAATCTACGTAAATCTGCTATAGATAAATCATTAGCATTATTAATAAGATTAATATCCTCTTCTGTAAGCCTTTCTTTAGGTATGCTAGCTAATTTTGCTGCTAAGAAAGTTCTAGCTCCAGAAGGAGTTTTCAAAGCCATTGCATAATCGCCAGTGCCATGATGAATTAACATTATTATAGATGCAGAATCATATGTACTAGGATCATTTTCTTTATATGGTTTATGCCCCTTTTCTGTATAATCTTTATTTATAACAAACTCACAGAAACTATCATTAAAAAAGTTTGGATCTTTTATTCTCTCTGCTAATTCCTTGCCTGGCTTGGCACCAGGATAAATAGGCGTTGTAGCATCAGGATTAAAGAACAGTGTATGAGATACTTTATCTTGTACCATTTCTTCAATTTCTAAAGATTCATCCAAATCTCTAGTCTCAGAGTCCATATCTGCTCTTTTGTTCATTTTAGATTCTGTAGCAATCTTCTTACGGGCCCATTTTACTTGAGATTCTTCAGTTACTTCAGGATTAGAAGTTTCATAAGTTTCAGATACTTTTTTATCATCCTCGTCTGAAACAGCTTCAGAATTTGCAAGATCTATCAGAGCTTTTTCATCAGCTCGCTCAAATTCTATTTCATCCTCTTCGTCTTCTTGAGTTTCAACAACTGGTTTAGGCTCAGGTTTAGGTTTCCTCTCAGTATCTTCTTGTTTTTTTTCTTTTACTTTGGCTAAGATATCTTCAAACTCCTTACTTAACTCTTCTAATCCTTTAGTAGGAAATTCTTCATCTTCTTTTACTTCCTTCTCTGCTACTGGTATTTTAGTATCAATGTCAGAAGTAGCCCTGTCATCCATAATAGGAGTTTTTGGAGACGTTGCCTTTTCTTGCTCTACTTCAGTAGCTACTTGATTATCTACTTGAGTTTCGTTGTTAGTAATAGGTTGTTGATCATCACTTTGATTAGCTGCTTCTCTAGACATTTCTTTTGCAGATTCTGCTTCAACAACATCCTTTGCATTTTCTTCTACTATCTTTGATGATTCATCTGAATTGTTTATATAATTATCAATTCTTTCTTTTATCTTTTTACCTATCTTCTTTTTTGATTCATTAGAAGCGTTGTTGAAGTTTATAAGTTTACCATCTTCCAAAGTATTGCCAAATATTTCATTCATCTTATGCTCAGCTACCAAAAGGTCATGATTTGCAATCATTGTGTTGACATAACTATCAATACCTTTGTTAACCAAATTTGGAGTGGCTATGAAGTTTGAACTGAATCTAGTACCTTCTGATAATTGATTTAGTTTAGCATCTATGTCTTTTAATATATTAGGTATTTCTTTTGAAATAGATTTACCAACAGCATTTGACTCATTCGTTATACCAAACTTTTGTTGATTTTCTTCTGGCTTAGATTCGAGTGCTGTTTTTAATTGTTCTAATGCTTGCTTTTGAATGTTTAACTTAGTTAATGCAACAGCAGTAAGCTTCTCTTCTGGAGAATAATGGTTTAACATTTGATCATTTTCCAAAGTAGTATAGAAAGCATTGTCTGCCTCTTGTGCTTGATTGGCATTGTCAAGTGCTTCTTGTGCATCTATTGTAGCCAAGTGTTGCAATCCAATTAAAGTATTATATTCAGTAGTTCCAGAATTGTATCCAATAGTCTTACCAATATTTTGGTTTACTTTAGATTTAGATAAACTGAAAATGTTATTTGCAGTAGCTATTTCATCATTTAAATCTTGTTCAGTAATACCTTCTGGCAAATTATACTTATAATTTTCAAGTACATCAAGTACATTTTGTTGATAATTCAACTTTTTATTTGCCATTTCAGAGTATGACATAGCTTTGATCATTGCATCTTTTTTACCAATGTGATCTGCAACTACGTCTCTTACAAAAGAATTGGCAGTCATATCTTTGTAAGTTTTCAATCCAGAATGATAAGCAATCGTAGGTCCCCCCATGTATAAACCTAATGCAAATCCCCCTTTTACATCATTCCAAAATTGTGGATCATTTGCTAATTCAGATTCAGTATCTATACCAGATAATATTTTTGCAGTACGGTAATTTGCATCAGCTAAGCCCATTAAAGATTGAAAAATACTGCTAGACTTTCCATCATACTTACCAGAAATATAATCATAATCAAATACATCTTGATTGGCTTCTTCAAACGCTTCTCCAGTAGCAGAAAAACCTAGTCTACCTAAAGCTTTAGCAGCTTGCAGACTAGCATTTTTTACTGGGGAATTGTATGCAAGTCTAGCATTAAACCCAGTATAAGCATCTACAAGCTTATTGTATTTGCTTGCTGCAGCTTCAGTTAATTTTGTACCTGTTTTTAATAATGGATTTAAAGCAGTTTTAATTGGAGCTGTTATTATTTTACCCATAGCTTTGCCAAGAGGTGCAAATACTAAAGCAGATTGAGCAACATCCATAGCAGATAATGCCATGTTATTATCATAAACCCTTTCAAGTCCATCTTTTAATGATCTTTTAGCATTTGCTAATGCCTTATCATTAATATTAATTTCTCCAGATATAACTCTATCTATTATTTCATCATCAGAGATCTTAGAAACATCTATATTGGGGTCTTGTTGTTTTAACTGGTTTCTACCAATTTCAGCATATTGTTTAATGTCAATACCTTGTTCCTTTAAACTATCTTCAATTCTAGATCTATACGCACCATATACTTGAGCTAAAGATTCTCTATGTCTACTGTATATATTACCAGCAACACTAGCTGCAGTAGCTGCAATTGCACTACCCCACCCAATTAAATTAGATGCAGCACCAATTCCAGGGACAGCGTTCAATGCTCCAGTAGTAGCATAGTGTCTACCTAACCACAAAGCTCCGGTAGCTAAAGCATCTGCGATATAACCATTAACAGTTGCCATAGAAGAACCTGTTAAACCTGGACCAGCGTATAAGAAATAATCTGGGGAATACCAAGGTTTATCTTGAGCTCTTTGTTCCTTTATTCTAAATTCAGAAGACGGTGTATAATTTTCAGATCTTTCTCGTAAGTTAGAGTATATATTATTTATTTCTTCATTTACTTTAGATCTTTCTTCTTCCCACGATTTTCTAGAATTACTTAGATATTCAATTCTCGCATCAATGTTATCACTTTCTTTTTCACCATATTTAGACAAGATGCTATCGTATTGCTCTTGTCTATCTGCTAATGTTCTTTGGAGTTGAAAGTATTCAGATATTGCATTTTTGTATTCTTCAGAATTCTTATCCAAAGTAGGAATAGTATTTTCAAGATTTTTAAGCTTTTGCTTATCACTAAGAAAATTCAATTCATAATCAATATCATCTAATATGGGATTTATATCCTTAGCTAATTTAGCTCTTTCCGACATTAGATTGATTTGATCTCTACTATTCATAAAAGTGGTCCATGCATCTTTTAAGTAGCTCTTATCTTTAAGAGTTTCCTCTGGATTTTCTTTGTCCAATAGATACATTTCTTCATAATCATCAATTGGAGTTTGTTCCAATTCACGATCATACCCTGTTTTAATTTTTGTTAAAGGGGAATGCTGTGCATTTACTTGCCATATAGCGGCAGTAGTGGCATTGGTTTTAGAAGGAATTAAACCAGCATTGTATTTGTCTAATATAGATGTTTCCATATATTATTGTAACAGATTAAGCATAGTTTGATAAAGTTCGATATCAGAAGAATATGATTCGTTATATGAACTATCATATAAATCATTTTGTAGTTTAGACCCACCATGTTCTTTATTGACTTCTTGATCAAAAGTTATTCTTGTCATACCATGTGGATCAATTGGTTCCATTGCATCAAATGTAAAGTATTCTCCAGTAAGAGCTGCCCCACCTCTAGTATCAGAGTGACCCCACGCATCTTCCACACTTTCACCTTTTATTGGCTTAACACTTAAACCAACTTCAGATGTTAAACCCATAGTTTTATTAACCATTTCTTTAAAACTGTCAACATCATAGTTAGCATTTCTTATAGACTGAACAGGTATCTTAACACTAACCCTTTGAAACAACTGTGGTTGACCGTCAAATTCACCTACCATTATTTTATTTCTAGGTACTTTTATAACATCTTGGAATACTCCAGATTTTAAATCTTCTGCAAAGTTTCTATTAAGTCTTGAATTGTCCTGAACAGTGTATTTCATAGAAGGAACCTTCATTACTTTGTTTACAAAGTCTGTGGACAATATTAACCCATTAGTATCTGGAATAGTAAATCCATTAGTTATAGCATCATTACTGTTAATTTCTACTTCTTTAGAAGATTTTATTTTATTGTAACGGTTCATAACTAATCCTGAAGTAGGATAAGTAAGTTCGTTCAACACTCTGGACGCAGTATCATAGTACAATGGTAACTTTTCTTGTTTTACTCCAACAGCTGGGAATATATCAGATTGTTTAGCAAACATATCCCTAACATCCTCTGCATAAGCATTTGCCATAGCTTCATTACTGTAGTTCTTTGATGCAGATTCTTGGTATGCTTTATACATAGTGTTGTATTCTTCTGGAGTAATAGCACCTAACTCTAGAGCATTAGCAGCATCCATTAAAGTTTGTATCATAGATGCTTGACCTTCTATAAACGATCTTGTTCTAGTTAGATTTGGATTATTTTGCATTTGACGCTTTTCTTGAACTACTGCGTCATTATACAATTTAGTATAAGCATCTGGATAATCAGTGGGTTGTTCACCATTTTTTCCTTTTCGTGTAGCTGCAACTCTTAAAGCTTGTCGTTCTTTCAAAGCTTGCATTTCATATGGATCTACTGTAATATTATTTCTAATGTATTCTTGATTATCTATATATGCTCTTTCCATAAAAGCATTTGCAGCATCTTCAGCAGTTGCTCCAGGGTTCTGTTTTAAGTACACTTGCATATGCATTTGAGCCTCAGGAGTAGATAGTATACCACTTTTATTTTCATCCAATATTTTTTTAATTTGATCCCCAGTTACACCAGTATGAATAAAACCATTGGATCTACCCAAATAGCTATCTTTAAGATTATTTACATATTTATCTGTAAGATCTTTTATTGATTGATAACCTAGTGGAGATACATCATTATAAATGCCTGAAGTAAGTGTGTTATAACCAGTAAAATCAACATCGTGCCACAAGGGATTATATTTACCTTCTAGCATTAGACGTTGATTTACTTTTTGTCTCTCTCTTAAACCTTCAGCACTTTGACGAAGCATACTTAATTTAGCTCTGTCTACATTGTTTATTGCTGAATATATCTTAGATCTACCTTCTGCAGTTTTTATCATGTCTAAGTTTTTAGACAGTTCTTCAGCCACAGGCAAAGCTCTACCATAAGTTTCATCATAGTATGCTTTTGTGTCAGCAGCGGATGGAGATTGAAATTCAGCCCATTTATCCAAAGCTGTTGAATAATCTTTTAATGCTTGATCTACATTTTCTTTTGCCTGCTTCCCAAGTGTATACAATTGTTCAAATGGAATTGGAACGTATGTATTTATGAACTCTGCTTGTGCAGGATTATCATATCTATTTACCATATTAAACTCTATTTCTAGTTCTTGTTAATAAATTATCCACTTGTTCTTTAGTAAATCCTTGACTTAAGAAATCAGCTAAGAATGGTAGTGTCATTTGATCCCTACTAGATTGATTTTGCATTAGTCTATTTACTTGAGACCATTTACCAAGTTGACTAGTTGCAGTTGCTCCAAAGTTTCTAGCAGCAGCTCTATTTCTAGCATTAAGATCATTGTACATATTTTCACTTTGTACAAATTGTTGTCCTAAATTATTAAGAGTATTTGCGTATTCTCCTAAGTAAGCATTGTCAGCATTTTGTTTAGTGGCGTACATGTTTGCATTAGAAGCATACTCATCAACAGCAGCTTGAGTTCTTGCTGCTAAATTAGCACCAGTATTAGCATTAATATTTGCTAAGTTATAATTTGAAATGGCCCTTGATCTACTGTTAGCTAATCTAGCTGGTTCAATGTTCATTCTACGTCTAGCCATTGTACTTCTAACTGCACCAGCATATGGGTTTAATACTAATGGTTCTTCTTCTGGTCCTCTTAATGATTGTAAAGTATTATACACCGTAGGAGCCAACGATAACCAATCTGGTGAATACCCACTTTTTGGTTTACCAAGTGCACGTTTCTTAGTAGCTTCATCTGCAGATGCTGGTATATTTACTGGAATAACAACATCATCCCAATCTATTGTCATGCTAGTGTTTACTAGTGGCATTGTTGGTTCAGATAATCTTTGAGTAGTAGTTTTAGTAATGTTAGGTTTGGTTGTCTGTTTGGTGGTTACGGAACCAGTAGTACTAGGGGTTTTTGTAACCTGTCTATTTGACGCACTTGTATATGTGTTCGTTACAACAGGTTGTGTTATAGTTGGTTGAACAGGTGTATCAACAGAAATCGGCTCATCATTAGCATATGTAACAGCATCCACTCCTTGTGGTGTAGCTGCAGCGGTTTGTAATGGTGCAAACCACGTTCCAGTTGTAGGAGAACCCAAATTTATTGCTGTATTTCTAGCAGCAGCTTTATTATAATTTGAATGACTTAATAATTTACTTATGGGTTGATTGAGTGCGGATTCATGTCTACCATAAGGTACACCACGTACTACAGCTTCCGCACCACTTATGTCCTCATTTTCTCTATTGAAAATATTGAAATTTAAATCAGAGAGCAATTCAACAATAGGTGTATTCAAGAAACTCTTCTTACCTTTACCATCTGCATATGCAGGTATTCCTTTTACTTTGGGTTTAACTCCTTTAGCAGCTTTAACTGCTTCTTGTTCTGCTAATAATTTATTGTAAGCTTTATTAGCATTTATTTTATTTAATCTGTTTGTATTTTCAGCAAACTTGTCTTTGCCTTTGCTAGGTTTTGTCATTTTAGATAATATTTGTCCTTCCTTAGCAAATGTGTTCTTTGTACCAGGTCTTTTAATTTTGTCAGATAACACAGATTCCAAAGTAGACGCATCGACTAAATGATTATCTGTGCCTGGTTGAGTATTTGGAACTTGAACAATATTTCCATAATCATCTCTAACCACTTCATTGTTGTCCAAGTAAGCTAAGTCTGGGAGTATTCCACCATTCTCAAATGTATATGCAAGATCATTATCATCCCAATATTCTCCTTCAGTTTCAGCTGCGGCATTCATACCTATTTTAGTTTTATTGAGAGTTTCTTTTCTGCGTCGTAATGCTTGCATTTGCTTTTTGCGTTTAATTGAACCAATAAGTCCACTTACCAATCCTAATCCACCACCAACAGCGGCGCCAATAGGACCACCTACAGTGAGACCAGCACCGGCTAACGAAGCTGCACTGCCAATAGTACTACCTGCAACATCACCTGTTGAACCTTCTTCTGATAAACCAGAAATGGCAGAGCCAAATACATTAGCTCCACCAAGGTAGTTTGACAACTGATCCATGCCAAACGCATATGCTGGTATAGTCTTTTTATTGTTTTTCTTTTTCATATTATATCATTGAGTATCTATAAGCTGTGCTAATATATGGTACTTTAAATTCATTACCACCATTACAATCATACTTATAATTACAGATAAGATATTTTCCTTTCATCCTATCTTTGTATGATTTGTTAGCCAGTTGTTCTACTTCATTAAGCTTCAAAGAATTACGAGGGATTGCAAATTTATAAGTATCCTCCCTGTAATCGATATCTTCACTAGTTAATGTTTCACTAGTCTGTCTTTTTGTAGTAAATAGGATCAAATCAAAATTAGTATCTGTAGTAAAATCACCACCATATTCAACATTATCAAATGTTTTGGTTTGTGGATAATCTTTGTTAACTACAAATTCTATTTCAGATACCTTTGCTTTGTCAGAATCTAAATCAGCTTGTTCACCACCATTATATTTAAACAGTTTCAATGATTTAAATAAATATAGTTTATCACTAAACTCTGCGTAATAGTCTGGATTATAGTTATAGAATGAAGTAAATACTCCTAGCTGTTCATTAAACGCTAATGTTTTATCTCCTAGAGTAAACAGAACTTCATTATATTTCTTATCATAAACTGCAATAGGATCTTTTTTAAACAAGTCTTTATTCTTATTCAAATAAGATTGAACTCCTTTTAATTTAGATACTGTTTGTAATTGACCATTAAACCCACATATCTCATTACGTTTACTATCATACCAGTATACGGTACTATCTGATTGAGTATTTGCTCTCAACTGGTTTGGACTTTCACCATTCATTGTAGTAAAGTAGTCATATCTGTCTAGTATACCACCAGTACCTAGAGTAAGAGCACCTGGGTTATTATCAGTTATAATAGAACGTTCATTCACTGCAACTGTGCCAAAAGCGTCTGTTTGCCAGAATACTAGATTGTTTTTAAACAACTTCATATCATTAATTGGTCCAAATCTAGTATCTACATCAAGATAATTGGCTACCTTGAATTTTGTCCATGAATCAGTAACTTCATTATTTGTTTTAAGCTCTGAAGATATGATACGAGTATCTGTTAATAGATTATCTATATTGTAAATAGATTTAGCTACAAACTTTTTCGCATTAGGTTGAGCAGAATAAGCATCATTGTATGCATATGATGGAGTGTTCTGAGTATATAAATCACCAACAGTAATTATATCATCTTCTACAAAGTGGTTAGCATACCCATCACCAGCTTGATAAGTTCTATTTATAGATGAATCCGCATGAGTTAATGCTAAATTAACACTTGATTCACACGGTATGAACGCACCTAAGAATAATCTATTTGATTTATTATTATAATAATCATCTGTATTGTAACTAAACATACAGTTATTATAATCAAATATATTTAAATAAGTATCGCCACCATAACACAACACTGTGGAAACACTAGATTCAGCACTAGCTCCTGTAGTAATATACACAGAATTCTGTACAGCAGAGTAGGAATTACCACCATAAGCATTTACACTTTGTTTAATATTACATAATGCTACTGCATTTAAATATCTAGCACTTGAAGATCCTGATGCTAAAGATATGTTAGAGATCATGTTATCACTTTTGAATATAGCACAAATCCCATGTGGACCATATTTTCTAACATTGTTTGCATCAGTCTTATCTACTTCGCCATCTCCTGCAGTTCTAATATTATCCCACACCCAGTTATAATAAACTTTGTCACCAATAGTCACTGCTTCAGCATTATACCAAGGCTGATCACCGTTTGTTAACCAAGGACTACTAGGTCCAGCATATTTTGCGCTTTCTATTGCAGCTGATTGTACACCACTTTCAACATATAGTCCATAGTATTTAGCTAGTAATGCTGCATAAAAATCATCATTATTTATTACAACACACCCACCAGATACATAGCCATTACTAGGTTGATTACCTAATGTTTTAGTTGGTTTTATCGTAGTACCATCGTACTTTATAGATCTAGCATTTGCTAATACTTTTGTAGCTCCAGCTTCTGTAATTCCCCAATCACCGTCCGCAGTAATAGGAGATGTCATATATCCTACCTTTTCAACTGTTTGAAACTTATCAATTAATGCATCAGCATTTTCTCTGTTGACTGCTATTTCTGGAGATACAAACATGAAATAATTGTTAGATTGTGTATCTGACAAGTTAAAGGTATATTGGAAATCTCCATTATTGTGGGTCTTTGCATAATAGCCATGCTTATTTGAATAAGCTAGATATGGGAATGGTGTTAAGATGTTAGAATCTCTATCATAATTCGTAATGCAACTTACTACTCCTTGAGCTAATATAGTTCTATCAGATAGAGTTCTTTCGCATCTAACTATCTCATATCTTACTACGTCTGATGGTAAATTCTTTACTTCAAATTCAATACCAAGAGGTTTAGTAACAACTGATAAATTAGATCCATAATCACTAGCCTCATTGGAAGTAAAAAACTTATAACCAGAATCTTTATTAGATGGCATCCTTATATCACCTATCCAATGCACTGGTGATGCCAAACCTTGCTTATTATACAATACTATACCAAATCTATAAATCTCATCCCTCATATATCCTTTTACTTTGGATTCTATTTCAGAATTAGAATAGTTTGGTATTTTGTTACCAGATGATAAGCTTATTGTATTTGATTTATCATTACCTTCATAGTTGATACCTAAACTAGTAAGTGATCTTGAAGAAGAATTGAATGTAAATTCTTCGTTTATCATTCCTCTTGATGTGGTAGATCCATCTTCTAGCAAGTCTGTAGTAATAAACCTATAAGACACATTCTTACCTTTACCACCTTGTATATATCCTCCTGTTGGAGAAGTAGTGTATTTATAAGCACTACCATCAACATTAAATGGGCATATACAATCATGATCTTTAGGTATATTTGTAGTAGTTAATGCAGATAAAGCAAAGTTTAATGAAGAGCCAGAGTTAGATAACAATAATACATTGCCAGAAGAATTAGCTCTAAATGCTCTAGCATCATATTCTACATCCCATGTTTCCTCAGTAAGATTGGCAGCAAATAATCTGTTATCTTTAGATTCTATTACTTCAGGTATAAATGTGTAATTGGCTAATGAATTAAATTCATCAATACTTAATTCCGATACTAAGCTACCACCTTTATCTTCATAGTTTATTACAGAACCAGTTCCAATAACTATATCGTCTACTATGGATATTACAGGTACTTCATTCTTTGCCTTATAGAATAAGGAGATTATTCTAAGTCTATCAAATCCAGTGCTATTGTTTCTTACTTGTAACTTTATGGACTTACCAGTATTTTGTCCTTTAGAACTTCCTTTTACAGCATTGTAATTAGTTTTTTGATCTCCATCACTCAAATGATAAAGAGGGGTAAGTGGAGATATTGCAGACTCTGTACCTCTTACTTTAAACAATTGATAACAGTACTGTATCATTCCAGATTCTAAACTACCTGTTCCAAATCCATTAAATTCAAATGGCGCTAATGTAGCCTTTGGTAACATTACTATGTTATCTGAAGTAATGTTCTCATTACTTTTTATATGGCTATCGTCTACATTTATTACTTTGATTTGAGCATGTCCATCTACCCAATATACTTTTACATTATCTTTTGCTTCCCATCTACATACGCTACTAATTGCAGCAACATTACTAGATGAAACTGTTATGTCTAAAGGTCTATTGGTTACTACTTTCGTCACGATTGGTTCTTCTTGTGATCTAGAAAAATCAATTCTATATACATTATTGTTATTTGTACCATTAATCTTAGTAAAGACAATCGCCCAATCTCTTATTGTGGTAACGTGTATAATAGTTTCACCAGACAAATTTGAAGAAGGTCTGCACGCTAAGAACCCTTCTATATTCTGCATTGCTGCAAAAGAAGATCCTTCATTTGTTAATATGCGAATGTTCTCTGCATATATATACTGGTTGTCTTTCAATACAGAGTAATCTACATCCATATTGAGTCCACCAGCAAATGTATTTGTTTGTCTAGTAGCGTTCATTTGCGTTATAAATTATTTGTCTTTCCCCAGTATGTGAATAAAAAGTATTGTGATCTCTAAATTCTGGAACGATTTTATTCCAATTATTTTTAATAGACTCCATGCCATCTTCATTTGGCATCAATGCTTCAGCATATGCTTGGTTTCTATAAAAATTCCAGGATCTTTTAATATCATAGTATACTTCTCTATTTAATTTACCATTCAAATACTCAGGGTATTTCAGTTTCATTGTAACATACCAGTATATAGCTTCAGTATAAGAAGTTAAATCTGGTATTAAAGTATATCCATCTTCATCAGTAGGTATTGCACTATAGGATAGTTTTAAGTAACCTGATGGAACATTACACATTATAAATCCAGGTTTAATACTATATTGCAGCCCTCCACTAGGATTTGCAGTATTAAATCCATCATTGTATGTTCGTTCATTTATAAGATTTGAAATGATTGTACGTAAATTTTGATTAGTGTTTAACAATTCTAAAGCCTCTGTTTTATCAATGTTACCAATCATATCTACTACTAAATTTACCATTGTATCTTCTTGTACAATCATATTTGGATCGCAATGTTCACAACAATTGCTGTGTCTACATTCCTTTTTGTGCCCAAGTTCATCATAACAGTCACAGTTGCAACAGCATTTGCCATGTCCCCAAACAGCAAATGAACCTGTAGCTTTCCTCATAGGAAACCAAGGTCCATCACAATTAAAAGAGTATGCAACTTGATGCAATTGATGAAGATCACATGGTAATGATGCTTGATACCCACACAATTTAGTAATTGGAGTACCATCTTGACCAGATACTTTTGGAATAAATTGTGTAACAGCACCAATCTTTTCAATTGCTTCTCCACACCAAGATCTGATGTCACTTATTCTCATGTCATCTTCTTTCAAATCTAGATCAGCAATTATCTTAGCAATTACCGTTTTAATTGAAGTTAATTTTGTAATCATAATTCTCTATAATCTCTAATATGATTTTTGATAATCTGAGCAAGATGCCTTTTATTATCCCTCGTCATTACTAACTGATATTTAGTTTTATTTGGTGTTATCATATTTTGTTTATTCCAATATACTCTATATTTATAGAAATTGGAATGTTCATTTAAATGATAAATAATTTTACCAGCTTTCTTACTCTCAGCATAATCAATTCGAAGACTCTTCCCAGTATACTCTTTAGGTTTGTGTTTTACTATTTGAATGGTTCCCATTCTACAAGGTAACTTAACCTCTTTTCCGTTTTCTATTAACTCATCTCTAAGATATTTAAAGTAATCGTTTATTATGTCTCTAAATACTCTATATTCAACTTGATATAGTGGATTATCTTCCACATACTCAGAGTATGAATCATAAAAATTGTGTCCTGTATAAGCTTTCGTCTCCATTATTGAACTTTTACATCATTTGTACTATTGTTAGTAGTATCATTTGGCATTTGTAACATCAAATTTAATTCTTTACTAAAGATCATATCTTTAATCGTAGGTATCATGTTTGCAGGAACAGGATATGGTGTATCATCCATATCAAAACATTCACCAATTGACGTTGGATCTTCTAGAATCCCATCTATTTTTACATACTCTAGATGTTCTGGTCCCACTATGTACAAATGATTTCCTTTAAGATATGCAATATAATCATTGCATGTATATTTTCTATTAATTTGATACTTTGCTTTGGTTTCAGTTCCAACTTGAATCAAATTACCATCTAAATCTTTTACACAAATTAACCCAGATCCAAAATGTAAATCTATAAACTTTGGTAATTCCTCGTCAGATTTATAATTGTATCCATCCGTAGGGCAATTGCGTACTTTAGAAATATGCAATGGTCCTATTGTTTGAACATACGACTCATTTATATCTCTACCTTTATCCAAATCTTGTTTGATTAGATAAGCTCTGTATTGATGAATCCATTGTTCTACCTGTATACGACTTAGATTTTCACTTTCTGACACATTATTGTCTCTCAGAATGTTGTAAATATCGTCTATAATTGCATTTAGTGAATTAAATGTCATTTCCACGAGTTATTAATTGTTATTGTTATCTTTTCTTTGTTGTCTGCAGCTTTCTGGAGTAAGGACATAAGTTCATTAAAAGCTATTCTAGAATTACCTACCCAATCTTCTTTCTCACCATCCCAAGTACCTACAAGTACACATCCAGAACTGTCGGCAGACGAATTGCCACAATGAATGCGTATGCCAGTGAAATTAGGTACGTTAAGGATTTCCGGCAATATTTTCTTAAACCTTGGTGAATACGATAATACCATTTCGTATGTACCTTCAGGTATTGCAGTTTTACCATAAATCTTTTCTCCTTCTGGTCTTACTCTATCTTCAAGAGTATCACACAAATGTGTATTGTTTGCCCACAGTTCTCCAATAGTTGCAGAGCTACTTAGAAAGATTCTATTTAATTTTAATTCCATTATGCAGCTGGTGTTTCTAATGCAGCAACTCTAGCTTCTAATGCTTCATAGTTAGTTTCTAATGTTCCCACTCTAAGAGCTAAAGCTGAGATTAATTCTCTTACTTCGGCATCATTGTAATTAGACAATCCTTTTAACTTGTTTTTTTCTGCAGTAGTATAGTCTTCAGTCGATAACTGTTTATCTTCTACTTTGTCAACTTTATTAGTTTTTAAATCTTCAACATCTTGTTTTAACGTACTGATGTCTTCAGTGGCTTTGTTATTAACCAGCACCCATGTATTACCATTAAAATATTTCAAATCACCACCATTTGGGTTAGATGATAAATCTGCCCAATATTTAACAGAAGCAGGGTTGGGTTGAATTGTACTAGCTAGGATATCGTATTTGTTATTGTATAATGTGCTCATATTGTTTAAAATAAAAAAAGGTTGACTAAATAGCCAACCTTTGTGTTTTAGATTTCTTTTTTTATTTCTCCTTCCGGTTCTACTTTTTTGTCTTCAGTAGAATTAGGTGGAGTATTTTTTATTACTTCCGGACGAACAGCAGATACGTTTTGTAAAAGTTGTTTAAGCTCTTTCACTTCAGCTTTTAAGTCATCAAGTTCTTTGAAATCTTTTGTCACATTGGTTGTTATGTCCGAATTTATGTTAAGTATTTTTAAGATGTCTTCACATCTCCTCATCTCCTCATCAATCTTACTTAAGCTTTCTTTCTTAATTCTACAATCATCAAGAGATTGTCTAACCATGTTAACAATTTGTGATTTTTCTGTGGCTATGGTAAGACCGATGGATGAATCGGTCATCATTGTTTTATCTTCAGATACTGACAGTTTTCTTTGTTCACCATCACACGAAATCACTAGATCCACGAGCTTACGTCTATTTTGCATAGGCATCGGAAATTGTGTCGGTGGCACTGGTTCGTCATAGGGTTTTGATACACTGACTACCGTTCCTAAACTGTACGTTGTGTTCTTTTTAAAAGTACCTGTTATCTCGAGTACGTGTATTCTGGTACCCGACGTTAACTGAGAGAATGTCATATCTTTATAAGTTTAAAGAATATGGGCAACTCTCATAGCTGCCCATATATCTTGATTAATATATTAAGCAGCTGGTGTAGGAGCAGCAGGAGTATAACTCATTAACTGTATTACATTGTCACATTTGTTAAAATATGCAATGTATCTGTTCCCAGCACTAACTTGTGAACCAGTAATTGGTGCACTTGAAGCATTTACTAAAGGTATATTGTGAGTATTAGAAGCAGTACTTACAGAACCAGAAACTGAAATAAATACAGGTAGACTAGCTCCCGATGCTTCTGCCGTGTGGCGTACCTCTAAAACAATTACACCTTCTTTAGGTAATCTACACCATACTTTAGGACAGATACCTAATACTACATTTTCAGTGGACTCACCTAGTGCTATAGTTTTTACTTTAGGTATTACTAGATCTAAAATATTTACGGTGTTGTTTCTACCAAATGGATTAAATACGAAAGGATACATAATTGCCTCCTTTCTTATTAAGCGCAACAGCTATCGCCGTATCCGTAAGGATAACCGTAACCGTATCCATTTAACCCACCATTACATCCATAAGGATTACATGTTAAGTAAGCAGGAACCGGACAAGGTCTAATTTGACTAACGATATTAGAAGTCTGTTGTTGTAGCAATGCAGAAGATTGCAATGCGTTCTTCTCGTCACGTAACGTGTCGATCTTATTCTGCATTTCTCTCATCTCTAATTGACAGAACTTGTCATTGATAATCTGAGTCTGAGCATCTATCTTAGCACCAAGAATGTTGAATCTTGTAGCATTTTCACTAGACAAGGTATTGAAACCTGAAGTAATAGCGTTCTGCAAAGTATTAGTTTGCTGACAGATAGACAATCTGTTATCAGCATTCATCTGAGTCAGATTCAAATTAACTGAATCAATTGAACGTTGAGTTGTGCAACAACAGTCACTAATAGCTTTGATAACATTGCAGTCACCTGCGTTAACTGCATTAATTACTCTTTCTGCAGAGAAACCTACTTCACCGCCAACTTTACCAATTGCATTCTGGATAGAACACAAAGCGTTGTCAATTGACTTAACGTCGCAGTTCAGATTAGTAGATAATGTATTGATTGCATCTTTATTACCATTGATTGCTTGCATCAATAAGTCTGTATTGTTGTTTTGATTACCCATAGCAGCTAAACGAGCGAAATCCGAATTTGTTTCTGCTTGGTTTCCACGACCGAAGCCGTTTCCACCCCATCCGCCCCACATCCAGAAGAGCACGATGATGAAGATCCACCACCAACCACCGTTACCACCGAACATGCCATTACCATTGTTCATCATGGCCATTAAAGCAGCGGGGTCAAAACCTTTATTAGCATTCTGCATTAACGCAGCGATACCAGCATCAATACCACCACGGTCTTGTACAATAATTCTTTCGTTTTCTAACATAATGATTTATAATTTAATTGATTTATATATAATTTGATAATTAGAAATATCTAACAGATGTGTTACGTCTATCTCTGGATTCTTTATCACGGTCACGCATTTCTTTTTCACGATCTTCACGATCATAATCTAACTCATAATATCTATTACGACCAGGTCTTTCATACTCGTCATAATATTTAGAGTAAGGATATCGGTAATCGTTTTCTTTATTTGCGTATTCCATTCTACCAGAACGTCTTGCATAACGACCATATTCTTCTTCACGATCTCTGTGCATACGTTCGTATGCTTTATAATCGTTTTCTTCGTCGTCACACATAATGTACACATAGTAGTGCCACATCTTGCCTTCTGAAATGTCTTTGTCACAAAGCCAAGCTTTAGCTAATTCTGCGAAATATTTGGTATTTGCGCTACCAGTCATTGCTACTACTGCTTTATAAAAGTCTGAATATATCATATTCATAGCAACAAACCAGTCCCACTTATTATGTTTCTCTGATTTTAAGTTTATGCCCATTTGATTGGCAACGGACGTTGTCTCTTCAACCGTCCAGTGAGGACCTTTTGTACCATCCTCATTTTCCATACCCTCTACTGCGTAATGAGCATGTTCCTCATCAAAATGAGGGCCATTTATAGCTTCATACATATTTGCAGCCAATTCTGACTTTAAAATAGTGAAGCCTTTCTCCAACAGGCTACCTTCATGCTTCTCTAAAGCTGTTGCCAACTTATCTATAGCTTCTGTAGGGGATTGATGGCGTTTAATTTGTTCTAATATTTTGTTCAAATGCATAGTTTCAATTTATTTATTGATTAACACTAAATTGAAATGTATTGCAATTATTCTGATATGTGTATTACTCTAGTATCTAATACTTGAATTAGATCGTTAGAGTTTATAATTTGATATTTACTTATTTTATCTTTTTTAAAATCGAAGTGAATTAATCTTTGAAACCAATTCTTATAACGTCTTCTATAGACTTTATCTTCATATACAAATAAATCTTGATGATTTAGTATTTCCATAGTATGTGTGAACACGCTATCTTTTCTAGCCACCGTGATGGTTGTCAATTGATTTGGTTTTAGCTCTACACAGAAATCCTTTTCTTTCGAAGGGATTATTCTTACTGTGGTATCTCTAATTACGGTCTCAGTAGATGCTACTTGACGTAGTTGCTTATCTTTGATATTTAGCTTCTTTTGTTGATCTCTGGCGACCTTTATTAGACTATCATTAGAATTTTTAAAATCATTTACTGTCAATTCCAACAACCTTGCTTCATTTTTATTTTGATTTGCAATATCTTCCCATACTTGAGCATTGTTCATTGCAATCCCTACTTGTTTATCTAAGTCATTTACTTTCTTGGTAAGTCTGACATTATTAAACAATAGTAAACTAAAAATAACAGCAATTGCTAATTTTACTTTGGAAAATATCATTTTATCTTTTTTACAAGTTTCTTTATCTTTGGTAAATCATCTTTTTCTATTGTAATATCCAAATACTTTTCTCCTTTGCTTCGTATGAATTTACTGAAGATCTTCCACGGTCCAGTGGGATCAATTGCTTGTAAATTTTCGATCATTGACCATAACTCAACTCCACAAACAATACCAGAAAATGTTTCTACTAAATGCATGTCAATTGACTTTACTATTTCTGTGTCCATAAGATGACAACAAGAAATTATCATTGCACAGTTTCCGAATTTCTTTAAAGTAGACCATAATCTTCTAGATTCAAACTTACCACCATGAGTAATTGATACTTTGGTGCCAAGAATTGCATCTATAAGTATAAATACACACACTACAACTATTACTGTCCATATTGGAGCAAAGAATGTAGATAACCAACCCATTGCACCAGATAGTAAACAGGCAACAAATTTAATCGGTCCGTCATTAACTAATTCTTTAAAGTAATTCACTGTAGCTACACTTTGAGCTGTTAATATAATATTATTTAGTTTTTGTAACATTACAATAATTTGAGAGGATGTGATTGAAAAACAAAACGCTAACCAATACAAAATTAGCTAGCGTTCTGATATCTTTTGACAGTTTATTTAAAAAACGTCAATAAGGTTTAAAAGTTCTTTATTTATAAATTGACACTACCCTAAGTAATAGCGGTTATTTGTTCACTATTTGATTCATTTTGCATTTGTTCATAAGCAATGAAATCTGAATCTACTTGTTCCTTCAATTCTTTTCTCTTTTGTAAGAAATCTTTGTAAATATCTATATAACTTTCATCTAGTATCCCTAGTAATGCAGCATTATAGTCATTCAGTTTCTTTGCTTCAACATCTGTACCCCATAATTCATTAATACATGTTTCTAATATCTTATTAGCAGTTAATGTGGGCCATACAGTTACTTCATAATAGGAATAACCGTTATATTCAGTATTTTGTTCTTCTTGTATATTCCATCTATAATAGTCAATGTTACTTGTGTTCCTTTAGATATCGGTTCAGTTAGCCAATAATCAGCCATCTCATACTTGGAATTACTCACCTCCTTCCCCGATCCCAGCAACAGGTTCCTCCCGTACACGGGAAGCTTACGATACTTGCCATCATTCATTAAAGCTTTTGATCCGTCACCTGTAGTATGTATTATTACTTCCTTAACATTAGGATCAGTAGAATTATCTGTAACACTTGCCTGTATAGAAATTCCATCAGTTACCGGAATTAAATAATCATTATTAACCTGAGTTTCCACATCTAAATTCTGACGTATCCACATTTGTATAGAACAATGATTAACCCCATAGTTTGTTGTGCATAAAACCAAATAGAATTATCACCATTGGTGTTATATCCGCCAAAAAGACTTGATATATACTCACCATTATCTCTAATTGGGAGTGTATTAACAAAACCGTTTGGGACCTTCTCTAGTAATGTATTATAGTCTTCTTGAGATATAGATGGAGTATCGCCGTTTGCCACTTTCATGAAGATGTCAAACACTGTACAATCCGCTAAATCAGCTTTAGTAGCTAATTTATCATCTACATATTTTTTGTTAACGTCTACGGTAGGTATGGTAGGTTTACCAGTAAGATCGTTGTAACTACCAGATGTAGCTACAGTAGCCAATATTGGTTTATTCAATATCAATGCATCTCCTTCTGTAGCATTCCAATCAGCATTAACATTTACTTCGGCACCAGCAGCAATGCCATTCAACTTTGTCTTATCTGAAGGTAACATCAAACCAGCTAAAGCTGTAGTAGATGCAGGAAGATTCAATTCTATATTTTCTACTACATTGGTTACTAAGTTCCTTTTATCCAGAGTAATAGAGATACCTGTTGCTGTAATATTCTTAGTAGCAGCTTCAACTACCTCATTGATGTTTGTAACTTTGGTTTTATCTGCAGTAACATAGTCATTTTCTGGTATATTTACTACAGACCATACTCCATTCTGCCTAGCATATTGCTTACCATCTTTAGGTGCTTCTTCTACTAGTTCCCGACCATGATCACTACTTAAGTATGGTATTTTAACCCATTCCCCATTATATTTTACTTTAATTACCATAATTAAATATTAAATATTTGTTTGCCAATTGTTTTAGCTTCTGTTCTAAGTGTTTGAAAAGATTGCCATTCATCATATCTGGTAATAGGTTGACTGCCACTAAGCAATTGTTCAATCATATTAGATTTTAATGCTGCTTCCTCATCTGCACTATATCTAGTTCTGATAACCTTACTTACGAAAGAATCATAAGTTGGTTCTTCATTGAATTTTAATTCATAATAAGCATAACCATGTATATCTTCAGAATTAATTTCTTCAATATCCCATCTAACTGCCCATTCATTCATTCCTAGGTATTCTATTACTTCAGGTATATGATCACCTTGTACTTTCTTTAATTCCATAACTACTTAATAATTTTTGTCTATAATCTTTAAAATTATAAGATCTCGTAAAGCGATACCATAAATTATGACAGTTTCCATATTTACACCATCCCCAATAAGCTGCTAGTGATGTTAACCTCTTATTCTTACTTTTATAACTTAATTTATGAATAAACTTCTTTTTGATATCTTTCCTGAGTAAAGTATGACCGTGGTAAAATACATAACCAATAAAATCTATACCTCTTGCTTCTACAGGAAATATCTGCCAATTACGTTTTACTTTTAATTTCAAGTTATCAGCTAGATATTTTTCAATCTCTTGTAAGCAATATCTTAAGTAATCTTTATCTGGGTGTAATATAACAATATCATCACAATATCTGTAATAATATTTTATTTTTAATACTTGTTTAATCCACCTATCGAACCAAGTCAAATTCAAATTTGCTGCAAATTGAGATATGTAATTTCCAATTGGTAAACCTTTTGGTGTAGAATAAACTACATGATGTAATAATCTTAATAGTTTCTTATCCTTAAATACCTTTTCAAATTGTGAATATAACACATCTTGATCTACAGAAGGAAAGAACTTTTTAATATCTAATTTTAAACAATATTTTGTGCCTTCTTTATCAGCTTTTAAATCTCTTTTCAATCTCTTTACTCCATAATGAATACCTCTTCCTTTTAAACAGTTGAAGGTATCTGCAGTAAATCTATTAACAAGGTAAGGTTCTATAACATTCATTATAGCATGATGGACTATTCTGTCTGGATAATACGGTAGCCTATATATTTCTCTTTCTTTGTTACCACGATCGGCGATGATTGTATATACGCAGTATTCCGAAGTACGATAAGTATCTTCTATTAATGCCTTTTGTAACCGGACCAGATTTTCATATGGGTTCCTGTCAAATTTCTTAACGCCGTATCTTTTAGTTTTACCTAGCCTAGCCTTCTTTTCAGCCCGGACCAGATTTTCATATGATATTATCCTGTTAAATAAATTGCCTATTCTTTTCATAAGCTATTTTGGTGGTAAGACCCGTTCGCACAATACTACTAGGGTCTCTTCAAAGCACCTGTTATCTTTTATCTAGAGGTAAGGCTGATCTAAGTTCAACAAACATTTTTGTAATTATCTGAAAGTATCTGTTAGTTCCAAAATTTCACTGATATTCGTCTATGAATTCGAGGATGCATTATTAGCATTAGCTATGAAGACTCTGCATTGAGAACCATTATCTGAATTACCTGACTGTTTTTTCAAGTATAAAATAATGTGACAGCAGTCTTACTATAAAGTCATCTCATAGTAATTCTTTTAGATCCCGCCCTTGTTATTAATATTTAATTATCTATTTACTCAGGACTATGCCTACATTTTCTTAAATGTATCTGAATCAACTACAACGATCTTACCGTAAAAGGCTAATCTTGCACCGACATACGTCCACGAATGCGAGGACGCATTAGCAGCAGAAGCCACGAAGACCCCGCAGTGAGAACCATGATCCGAACGACCCGACCGTAGAAAGATTCTATTTCCTGTTGTATTAAACCAACTATAGTCAGAATAGTAAGTGGTTTCAGATCCACCATGTGCTGTAGGAACTACATCACCATATTTACCTTGAGCTACGGCTTTAGTCCATCCATTATATGCATCAGTTGCAGCTGGATTAGGTTCATATCCTACAACTCTGATATTAGTAGCACCTGCTGCTTCAAGCTCTGCTACATCCTTATCTGGGAATGAACCTCCGTCATATACAACGTATTTACCTTTTAAAATGTTTATTCCTTGTACAAACTCCCACTTACTGTAATAGCAGTCTTCAAGTCCTAAGAAGTTAGTTGAGTAGTATCCAGCATCATTATTTACAGCTGCTTTCCCATCTCTATTACCTAAAGCCTTTGTTCCACCAGTCCAACCGTAGTTATATCTCTTAGTACCTCCTGAACAAGGAATAGCACTATTGCTTGTACTAATATTAGTAGTCTTATAGTAAGCACAAAACATTCTAGCTATAGTAGCATGAGACTTATAATCACCAATACCATACATTGAACCATTTACCTTTGCTGCTGCAACGAACTGTGCCATAGTTTTAGATGCTGTTGATATAGAAGATCCAGTACTAGTCAACGCTCCTCCATTTTCATCTGAAATTATTCCTTCAAATGTACCTAATAATAATTCTGGTTCCTCAATGTAGTCATTATCAATTTGTTGTTCTGATATGTATGTTCTCCAAATACCTGGGCTTCTTTCTATAGTTTTGTGATAGTATTTAGGGAAATGTACCATTAAACTCTCCTTTCTAACGGTTTCGTAAGTAGCACCTGTACCATCAGGCCATTTATTACTATCTGTTTCGTTTAAGTAACTAATCAATGCAGCATCATCTCCATATGGTTTAGCAATACATCTCTTGAACTTACTTCTTAATGATTCAATTACATTTCTATTACCACCTGTTGCACATGTTGTGGATGAATTGTTTTCATCATTTTCATACCAGTATGCTAGAGTATCTTCTAGATTAGAAGTATCTACTAATGTTTTATAATACCAGGTTCCATTATAAGAACCGAATAATATGGAGCTTTTATTAATTAAATTTACTTGACCTGAACAATATTTTGGTAATCCTGTTGTGTTATCTTTTCCATCATTAGCATAAAGATTCAAAACACACCACCCCGAGACAGCAGGAGTAATCTCTCCTTGTAGCAATACATGGGAAGTTTCACCAATATAATTGTTTATTGCCCATTTACATAATGCAATCAAAAAATCCTCTGTCGGATAGCCAACTGTCTCATAATCTGATCTTAATAAACCCTGACTTATTAAATCAGTTATTTTTGGAAAATTAATATATAATGCAAGATTACCATTTTTATATCCAGCATGATAACCATCTAGCAAATCAGCATCTAGTCCACTACCTGCACCATCGTTACCAGCATGCCATACTTTACTACCATTTACAGTTAAATTCTTTGCTTTTACTTCAAGTGCATTTAGATTTGTTGCATTCATACCACTTATTGTCATGTTGTGAGTGTCTGCACCTGAAACACCATACTGTAACCATAACCCACTGGTAGGATTGTCAACAATTCTCCATGCTGTATTTTTATTTGAACTTGACCCCCATATAAAAGCTGAATCTTCTGTAGAACCAGTTGTAGAGTTTAATTTTATATTATATTTATTACCAGAGACATGTAAATTAGCATCCGGAGCAGTTGTACCTATACCAACTTTACCATCAGATGTTATCCTCATTCTTTCGACGTTATTTGCCGAAGTTCTAAAATAGATTTCGTTGCTATTTATATAAGTATTATATCCTTTGGCTGCAAGGTCGTAGCCTATATGAAGATTATTAGTATTACTAAATCCAAAGGAATCAAGGTTATTACCATTAGCATCTTTTACATAAATAGTATGGGAATTGTTCATATAGATGTGACCCACATTAGTCATATTACCACTAATATTTGCACTACCATCAAATGCTTGTCCCCATATAGTTCTAGCAGTAGCTAACTTAGTAGCAGTTGCAATATTATCAGAAGCAGTTAATGCAGCATCAAGTTTAGTCTTATCAGCAGCAGACATTACACCAGCTTTACTAGTAGTAGCTTTATCAATAGTTATTGCACTACTATCTGCTGTACCTGTTGTAGGATCTTTCTTTTCCAGAGTAATAGCAACAGCAGTAGCATCAGCAGTAGCACCTGTAGCATTAGACACATAACTACCTAAGTTAGTTACTTTCTTTTTATCTTCAGCTGTATAGTCTTTAGTAGATAAACCTTTACCTGCTTCCTTCTTTACAAATAACTCATCAGTTTGATCCTTAGTATAGTACCTAGTATCATGAGTATGAGTAGTTACTTCACCTATTAATACAGCTTCAATGGCTGCTTTACTAAGTTCAGCATCTTTACCGGGTTCTCCTTGAGGTCCTTGGAATCTACCCATGTTAACCCATTCTGTACCATTCCAAAAGTATAAGTCTGTACCAACAATATAAGAATCACTAAGTTGTGGATCTACTATAGTATCTAAATCTTCTGGACTATCAAGACTACCTTTTAATACAATACCTGAGGATGGCCAACCAGTATTTACATATACATCATCAACTTCATCCCAAAGATACCAATAACCATCATCCCCTACTTTGGGAGGATTGTCTGCATATTCTTTGGCTCTTGCTGCTTGAGTATTGGCATTGTTAGCAGCAGTAGTAGCATTTGTAGTAGCCTGTTGTGCAGCTGTTTTAGCCTCATTTACGGCAGTTATAGCATCAGCTGTATTCTTTTCCCTTGCAGCCTCTTGAGTCTCTCTAATCGCCTCATTTGCCTGTCTAGTGGCTTCATTTGATTCCCTTTCCTGTTCTGCTGTATCACGAGCTGTTTCAGCTGCTATTCTAGCGTCTTCGTTATCTACACGTTTGGTTTCAGCTGCGACTCTTCCCTCTTCAGAACTGATTCTCTTTGTTTCTTCCTCAATTCTTTTCTGTTCATTTGTATTGCGTTCAACTTCAGCAGATGCTCTTAATGTTTCTGCACTAGCTCTAGAATTTTCAGCAGATATACGATTAGCTTCATTAGTTTTACGAATATCCTCTTCAGACTTTCTAGAGTTCTCTGCAGCAATACGCTCATTCTCAGCAGTTACCCTTTTAGACTCTTCTGCTTTCCTACTGTCTTCATTAGATATGCGTGTATTCTCATTACTTACTCTGGTATTTTCAGCATTTACTCTACCTTGTTCCGCAGTAACACGTAATGCTTCTGCTTCTTTAACAGCTTGTTCAGTAGCTTCTACTTGTGCTTTAGCATCCAATGCTTCTGCTGCTGCATCTAATGCAGGTTGTTTTAATGACTGAACCCACTCTTCTTCAGTACCTACAAAACCATGTTGTACTGCAACTTCATATGCTGACCAACCTTGAATACCTTGCATACCAGATAAGTCAACAATAAACTTCCAACCATTCTGAGTCTTTAAGTAAACTTTAGCGTCATCAGGATCTTCTACATCATTAGCATTAATAATTACATATTCACCTAACTTTACATCAGCAGTACCCCAATCAGCTTCCATTGCTTCTACTGAAGGATATTCCTTCTTGTAAGTGAAAGCATCACCAATAGCAGCTATACCAGTATTAACATATTGTTTAGCATCATAGTCATAGATCCACCAATCATTATCTACGATCTTTGGTGGATTACTAGCAATCTCTTCAGCTTTATCAGTAGCAGCGATAGCATCGTCAACTATACCTTCAATTTCTTCTACAGCTTGATTGGCTTTATCTGCAGCTTCATTTGCTTTGTTAGCTGCATCTAGTGCAGCAACAGCTGCATCTTCAGATGCTTTACTTAAACTATCAATCCAATCTTGTTCACTACCTTCGAAACCTAACTTAACCGCAATATCATAAGCACTAAGACCACGAGCTTCTATACCTGTATCTACATATACTTTGTTGATAGGATCATAAGTAAACCAATGATCATTCTCTCCTATATATGGAGCCTCTGCAGTAGCTTTTACTCCAGTATCTCTATTGTCTACCCACCAGTTGCCATTAGAACCAATAAATGGTGGTACATAGTCATCTTTACTTACATCAAAGAGTACAACCCATTTTTCTATATCACGATTGTAAACTTTAATTATTCTACCTTTTGAATCTGCTCCCAAGTCAACCCAGTACCCAACCTGATCTGGATTGGGTACGGTTATACTTGCAAACCATTCATAATATACATTATTCTTAACCATTGTAATAGTTATTATTTAGTTCTTTTGCGTTAGCATATTGCCACGGTCCTATTTTTGTAAACCCTTTTTCTGCTTGTATTTGTGAGTAGATGTTCTCAATTTTTTCATACATCGACATACCCTCATCATTCAACCTATTAGTTGCATTTAAAACCATTATTTTATCTGCAAGATAAATTATTTCATTTTCAGTAAATTCATAGTTTTGGGTAGTTTCTAGATCCAAGGCGCCACTAAACTGTGTATATACATTACCATCTACACCAGTATATTGACTAATTCCTTCAAGCTCCTCTTCTGTAAAGTCAACTTTTTGTTTAATAGACTCTTTTGTTTGTAAATTAACATAAGAATCATATTTCCAAAGTAAGTTGTATATTATAATTGCTCTTTCCTTTAAATTAAGTTCCATATTATCCTTCTATATATAAATATCCACTATTACTTGCCTTAACATTAAAACTAGTATTACTAGACTCCAAACCGTAATTTTTTAGTTGAGTTAAAGTAGGTAACTGAACAAAATTGACAATAGTTCTTTCCATATTGTTTGAATCTCCGAAGTATCTACTTTCTACAGAAAAACCAGATCCCCATCCTGAATTAGCATAATGTTGACAATTTAACCAACGTTGTGGGGTATTACTATATCTAGCAGATCCATTATATAATATGAGAGTAAAGCCATTTGCAGCACCTTCTCTACTATTCAAAGTATTCAATACTACTGCAGGACATGTTTGCCCAGTAGTTGCTGGAATTGCTGATAAACCAAAACCAACAGCAGCAGAAGGAATTCCATAACTACCATACATAGTCATAGTAGGGGATAATGTGAACTTGTTTCCATAACTGTCTGAATTAGAACCTGTCATTCTACCTCCCGAAATATCAAATCCTCCTACAGTACCACCTACTGCATTTAGCTTTGATGTGTAACATTGACCGCTAGTATCTACTCTAAACGGTGCAGATCCAGGTGAAGATGCCGCATTAGATCCTATTGCTAAATGAATTTTACTTGTAACGGCAGCAGTTGTTCTACCATCTAATCGCATTGTACCAGATTGAGATTGAATATTAGTATTATAAAAATCCCATCCTGCAATAGTTGCTTTATCTGCGAATAATAAATCTGTAGCTACATTTTCAAATGAATTAAATTTAACCCAGTAGTAATTGCCACCATCTGTACCTGCATTACTACTTGGAGTTTTTCCACTAAACGCACCAGCACCTTTCTTAGATCTATTCACTGCATAAAACGAACCACTATACTTTACTATATCTCTTACGTTTCCCTGAGAATTTGTTGTCCAAGCATAGTTAGTAGTTGAAGAGTATTCACCACGATAACTTAAACCCGGGCCATAATCTCCATCACTTCCTGTTGCACCTGTAGTACACACTGCACTTGTATATGAATAATCTCCATCATCAAATACTATATATAATCTAGTCCATATCCAATATCCACTTTCTGCTGCAGGAGCACTTGAACTCCAACTTCCTCCAGATAAACTGGTTGGTGAAGTAGATTTGTAATATTGCATAGTAACACTTTTCACACCTCTACCATCTGAACCATTTTCTCCATTCAATGGAGAAAAAATAATAGGTTTTGTCCACCTGTAACCCGATTTATCGGGTAGTAGATCTATTTTATTTGTATTTGGATTAAGATATCCTGTACTTGTCCAAGTTAGAGTGGTTGTACTATTAGTGGGATCTGGATACCATGCAAAAGAACCAGAAGTACCACCACTAGAAGAAATCATTTCTGTAAAAGTAGGACGTGTTGGAGTGGAATTAGTATTACAATAAATTTGTATAGAAGAATTGCCAACATTTCCATCTTTTCCAGTAATATTCTTTACTAAAGATAACACTACTGTATCTACAGTTATTCCTTCGTACACAAAGTTTATTTGCCACTGCACAGTAACATAGTTATTTGGGATACTGGAACTATTGACAGTGATCTGTTTCTTTTCTTGATTTATACTTAATGTACCTACACCACTTAACTGGGAAGAAGTTAGAGTATATTCAGTATTATTAAATTTTGTGCCACCTCTTCTTAAGTGAGCATAAGTAGTGGCTTGAGACCAATCACTGACAACACCTTCGTAATTTGCTGGAACTGTCATACTTTCATTATCTAATGCTCCTCTATACGCACTTTCTCCATCTCGAACATTATTTATTGTAATTATATCTTCAAACGATACCCCCCCAGTACTAGTTACTACACATCTAAATGTAATTTCATCTTCACCTGTCTGGAAATATACTCCATTATAAACTACAACTAATTCAGATTTTGTTTCTCCCTCTAGCAAAGTCCATTCAGAAGTACCAGATATTTTCCAATACCACTTATACGAAGCTACATCCATTAATGTGGTATCCATCTTTAATGTTATTGATTGAGGAGTTGGTATTTTTGCATATTCTGCGTAGTGAAAAAATTGTTCTCCAGTTAAATATGTTCTAACAGCATCTTCTCCATTGAAGCCATCTTCTCCATTTTTACTTTGGTTAATATACCAATCTTTGGTTACTGTTACACCTTCGTCTACTTCAATTGTAAGAGTTATTCTTGCACTAGTAGAAGTTAATGTTTTTAAAGATACTCTATTATCTTTAACTTCACATGTACCAGAACCTTCAGTAAATTTAGCTGTCATGGAAATAATTGGTATTTGAGTAATTCCATGATATGCAAATACATCAGTGTATATTGTAGATGGGTCTATTAGTATATTACCAGAACTATCAAATGGAACAGATGCGGAATAATTTGTTAAGTCTATATAATACGCATCTAGACCTTCGGCACCATTTGCTAATTTAGCAACTTGCATCTCATCATAATAAGTCGCTTGAGTATCATTATCAGTTACGGTGCATCTAAAAACAGCAGTTCTGTCAGTAATCATATCTGGTGTAACTATTAAAGAATTACCATACCCAACAATTTCACTATTGTTTGTTACATTTGTCCATTGATATGATGGTTGCACAATTCCATATGTCTTTGCGTTTAATCCTAAATTAACTGGAGTGGGAGTACCAGAAAAGTCTGGGGAATCATACAGAAACATTCTATTTCCAACAATTTCTACCCATTTTGCAACATCATCACCAGCTTGCCCATTTTCTCCTTTTGCAATATAAATTGTCCAATAAGGACTTCCTTCTTTCGGTTCTTTACCAATGTTGTCTTGAGTGGCTATCCAAGTACTACCATTATATGTTACACAGTCATAATAATAATATTGCTTATCTACCGACCAAGTTCCTCTATAAATAGGAATACCAGTTTCAGTTCCATCTTTAGATACTACTGTAATTGTACCAACAAATTTACTATCTTTTCCAATTACTGTTTTATCTTTGCCTTCCAAAGTAAAATCATTAATTCCCGAGTAAAAGGCAATCCTTGGAGCATTTGATCCTTTTGCGGAAATGAAAATAGCGTTACGTCTATCTTCCATTTGTTTATCATATTCCGCATCTCCTTCTACTCGATGACCCAATAATAATATTTCATCATCTGCAGAAGGTGTGCTACTGCCAGGCTCACACACATCCTTAGATAGTAATATATAATCACTACCTACTTCTGTTACGGCTCTCCAATATCTTTTTACATTATGTCCATCAAATTTTTGACATATTGCTTGGTCGTTTACAATAAATTCATTATACTTGGTGCCATCTTCTGTATCAAAGTAACATTTGTATCCATTAACTTTTTCCTCTACTTTAATACATTTCATATCACCTAATGTAACTAAAATATCTCCACCTACTGCTTTTATTTCATTTACAGTTAATTCATTAACTGTCATATTACCTCTAACAAATAGGTTATCTAATTCTAGATTCCATTTAGAATTTGATGGATACAAACTAGCTCCAACTCCATCCCAACCAGAACGGAATGTTTGCCCTCCCTGTATACCTGTAGTATATATTATTCTTCCAGGTACAGTATCCCCACTTTTAAATACATAGTCTTGTTTTACTTTACCGGCAGTATAAATATAGCTATCAGTAGGTGTAGTACTTTCACCCATTTTGATTACAGGTAAAGAACCAGATCCATCTGCAACTGCTTCTACTTGATTTTCAAGTTTAGATAATGCTTGATTTAATGTATCAGTACTTACTAAGGGATCAGCACTTATTCCTTTATAATATCCTTGTAAAGAAGTAATAGTACTAGAAGGTTGTGTATGATAACCTGGTACATCACCACTACTACCCCCGCCATTAGCGATTACTTCTGCTAAAGCAGTAATAGTGTTTTCAGCCACAGTAAGTCTATTGAGAGCATCCTGTAATTGTTGTAATGTAGATCTATTATCAATATCATCTATCCATTCTTGCATAGTACCACCAATCTCTGACATATCGGTGTCATGCTTAGTATCTAATGTAATGATCTTATTATTTAACACATCATAGTAACTAGTGATAGTACTATTAAGATTAGTAGTTACACTAGTATCTCCTTCTACTATCTTATTACTAAGATCTTTATAATTATCATTTACTTTAGTATCTAGTATCTCAACATCTTCTTCTACAGCATCTACTCTCTCATTAGTGGCAAATGTACCTGATAGTGATGTAGTAAAACTTCCACTAGTAATATTTTTATTACTACCATCTTGTACAAGGGTAATGAGGTCTTGCTCTTGCAGTTTAGTTGTTAGTTCAAATTGTGATATCTTCTTATTCATATTACTCTTGGATTATATGTTCCTTAACTTCGGTTAATATACAATCAGAATCAATATCTTTTTCTGGATAGAAATTCATTTGTTTTTTTAAGCAATGAAGATACCCTATAATTTTATCTACGTCGTCCTGAGTAATAGGAAACTCTTCGTCATTTAAATTATTAGCCGCCCATTTAGCTAATTTATCTAAATGCAACAATAGTACTAGATTTGTAATCGAAACTCTATCCAATTTTACATTGTACTTTGTAGACTGATTAACCAATTTACCAACTTTATTTACATAATTCGCAATATCCATCTTTACAATTTTTACAGTCATCAATAGTACAATTACACGTTCTCATATCAAGTAAATTCAGCATTTCATTATAATACTGTTCTGCATCATCTGTAAGATTCAAAGTAGTAGCATTATCATAAAGTGTTTTCTTAAACAGAAACATCATTATTTTATCCTTCATTTTGTTATCTAGGCAGTTATGGCAATACGTAGTTAGCAGTTTTATTTCTGCATAATACAATGATTCATTCATTTCCATATCAATCGTATATAAAATAAAAGGGGAAAGGGATATTACTCCCAATCCCCTTTTTGGTTTGAATTATATTTTTTGATTAAGCAACTTCTACAAAAGCTTTTAAAGCTGTCATAAATGCAGAGTCTTCAAGTTCACCAGCATTTACATACAATTCACAAGCTAATGGAGTTGTTTTGATGTATTGATTATCATCACTAAGATATTTATTATCCCATTCGATAGACAATGTATCGTAAGTAGCATTTAAATCAGCTTTCAATTCAGGAGCAATGTACGGATAGATACCATTTGCACGATGTGTAATACCTCTGTAACCAAGAGCTGCATTTTCACGATCACGAACAATCTTCGGATTACCTTTACCAGGAGTACCTTGAGTCTTAGCAATCGTTAAATTAGCAATAGGATACATTACATTACTCAACAACCCAGAAGGAATAGTTTTCCACATAAATGCTTCTACAGAAACTTGGGAATAATTTGAATCCAACATAATACCTTCATTATACGGCATTTCTTTTGCATTCAAAGTAAGTACAGCAGCTGAACTAGTTGCTACTACTCTAGCTTCTTTGTGTTTGTTGATCTTATTCTTAAAAGCTGTGATCAAATCAGTTGCACTTGTACTCTTTGCAATAACTTCATAAGTATGAGTAAATTGTCCTGGTGCTTCATAAATGTCAGTGTATACTAAACGTAATACATAACGATGTCCAACTTCTGGAGTAACATCAGTAGCAGTAATTACAATTTTGTCCTCAGCTGCAGCTACATATTCACTAAATACCATGTTAGGTTTAGAACCCTTCATGATAGGCATTGAAAAACGAATAACTGATTTAGTTGATTTTGTTCCTTCTCCATTATAAACATCTTCTTTGCCTTCACAAACGCCAATGTACAATGAACTAGCAGCTTTAGCTCCAGCTGCATCTTTTACAATTGCTCTATTTTGATCAAATAATGCAATCTGACCTTCTGTCAATGCATCTACTGTCGTATAAGATGCAGGTGCATCAGTACCAATAAGTACCGTATTCACATGATTAAGCATAATTATTATTTTTTATTATTGCTTGACAAAATTTTTTTAATTCCGATAAAGAAAGTTCACCTTTCATCATATTTGCAGCAAAACATACAAATTGAACATTTCCGACTTCATAACCTTTATTTGGATCAATTTTATCGATGCTCAAACTATAAGGATTGCGTTTACCTTTTGATTGTTGATAACTCATAGGAAAATTAGTTAAAGCGCATTTGCCCTCTTGTTTATTCCACAATTGTTTCAAATACTCTAAAGTAATATCTATATACAGATTTTTCTTCTTTGCTCTAACTTGTGCATCATGTAATCTTATTTTTAGTAATTTATCTAATGCTTCGCTTTCCTTTACCTGTCTTCTATTCTTTCCATATATATCCTTAAAACACTTTTTACAAGTACAATTTAGACAATTTCTATATTTGTTTCTTGAACACTTAGGAAATTCAGAAGCAGTTTTGTATTTTTTACAAACAGAACAAATATAAGTTTCGGACATAATTTTATCAAGCTTGGTTAAACTTATTTTTGGATATCCTTAGTTTAACGCTTCGTTTAATCTTTCTACTTTCATGTTTCAGATTTCCTCGTCAGATTAAACTAAGAAAATTTTTCGTATAATCATTCCATTGTACTAACTTCGTTCATATACGATTGATATCTTGGATTAGCCTTATTTTCCAAATACAACTCTACCGCTAACTTAACTATCTCATTATGAGTTGCAGCTGGCATATCTGTGTACTCATCAAATGGTGCATCAGTTAGACTAATCCTTTTGGGAGTTCTCAAGTATGTGAGAATATAATTTCTTAAATTGTAATTGCCATCTGTATATAAATGAATAGCATTACCTTCATACAATCTTAATGGTCTAGCTGATCTACCATGTAATCTGTATTCTGACAAAGTGTTTTGTCTTTGTCTGTCAATATTTTCTACTGTAGCTTCTAACACATCTACATTTTTAGTTCTTGGTTGACCACTTGGACCCACAGGCCAGCAATGGTCATAACTAAATATTACAGCTGTTTCTCCTACAGTAAACATATAATCATCCGGCAGAGTAACTGTATACTCTTCTGGATATGTATTAAATTGATAAGATTTTCTAGTAACTAATGTACGAAGATCATCAATTCTTTTTTGATCTTGTTCAAATCCAGTTTGTTTGAAATTAATACCAGAATATCTAGTTTTAATAAATTTATCTAACCCAGCCATTAACCAATACTCAATATCTGAAGTAGTAGGTTTTGTTAGATTATCATCTAATTTATCTATTTCTAATTCAAAAGCTGTTTGTAAATCAATATACTTCATTATTGTTGATTATTTGGTTGTTTTACTTGTAATCTATATTTACCTTCAGTAATAAACATATTAACTGCTAAATCTACAATTTCACTATGAATTGATTCTGGTAGTTCACATTTACTAGCTCCATCAGTAGTATTAAATCTTAATGGTTTCCTATAGTAAGTTAATGTAACATTACCTAATGTAGTATATGCATCTACTGCTACTTCTATATAGTTATATTTAGTAGTAGGATCTGATACTAATGCAACAGCAGGTTGCCTAATAATAGGAGTATTGTATGCTGTTTTAATAAACTTACCAAGATCTCTATACTTAACCAATTGATTATCTACTCTAACAAAATCTTTATATTGTTTATAAGTACCCTTTACTTTACTAAAGGAATGTACATATAAGAAATATTCTTCAGTAGATACATATGGTAATCTGTATCTTGTAAAACCATTAAGAGTAGTACCTGTTGCAGTTAACTCTTTTTCTACTAATAAACTTTTAATAGAGTCTGTATTTCTAGTATGTATGTTAGTTTCAGTTTCCATTTGGTCATCACCAACATAATTCATCATTACATACCTATCTTGAGCTTCATTTAGTATTGAAAATATAAGATCAGAGTTAGGTTTCTCATCTACAATAAGATCTGGGCTAATAAGTTGAATTCGTCTCTCGAATTCCATTTGCATTTCCTTACTACTCATATTACTCTGATAATTGTGCTACGTACTGTGGATGTGTTTGAGTTCTTGGAGATTCAATATTCTCAATTGCCATGTCAGCAGCTAATTTAACTACTTCATATTGCATATACTCTGGAATTTCATCTAGAGTAGACGTAATATCTTGATTATTAATCTTTCTTGGATATGCCAGATAAGTAATATCTATAGTGTAGGGACCTACCATGAGATCCCTATCTATAAACACTATTAACTTATTATCCTCTAGTATTGCTACAGGTTCTTCAATCCAAGGTTTATTATTATAAGTTTCTAAGAATCTAGTAGCTTGTTCGTGACTAATAAGTTTTACTGTAGCTATTTTATTACTACCAAAATGTAAAATTCCTTCTAAGAAGTACATACGCTTATCTTGAGTATCATCACCATAAGTAATACTAGATTTGAAATTATTCATAGTGAGCCTATTACTTATAGGTTCACTTAGTAAAGACAATCCTTTATCAGTTTTTACTAAACCTTCTAAGTCTGCTACTCTTTTTACATTACCTTCAAATGGTATTCTAAGAGTATTGTTCCCAGTAGCTTTGGTAGCTATCTTACTTAGATATGCTGTATATAACCAATAATCAATTTCCTCAGGTAAAAAAGATGGACAACCAGATATACCGATATTAACGGCATTTTTATCTGCTTCAATCTTAAATGCTATATGTGCTTCTAATACTGTCATGTTTACTTTTACTTAGATTCGATTTCTTGAAGTATAGTCATTTTGATATCCTGATTCTTTTTATCATTTAATGAAGCAATAGCATCTTCTAAACTTCTACCAATGATATCAGTACCATAGTAATAGATGTTTTTAGACTTACGAATTACATTCTTTGAAATAGCTGCTTCAATAATGTATTGAGTATCTCTTACTTTGTTGTTTACCCAAATCAAGAAGAACTTGTCAGGATTATTTTCAATAAGATCAAATAAACTACTTTCAACTAGCTCATTACTGATATTATCAGTCTTGTGACCATATAAGCGTAAACATTTGCGCATTTCCTCAATTGACATCTTATTAAATTCAGAGAATGCCTCACGTTTAGCTTTGTTTCTTTTATTAGCTTCTTCAGCTTCAATTTCTTTATTTACAAGAACATAATCATGAGTAGGCTTAAGATTATTGATTCCATTTGCTACTCTTTTGTGTCCTTTTAAAAATAAATATGCAAGTTCATCTTCAGGCCTTTCTGTATGTAAAACTTTATCTCTTGCGCCTAAACCGATTGCATATGTTTTCCAGAATCCACTTTGTGGAGATAAATGTCCTTCTTCATATCCCATTTCTTTCTCCAAACGTCTAGCATCTTCTGGGGTTAAACCAGTATATCTATTACCAGATCTTGTCCAGTAAGTACTGATATAATCTTTACAATTCTTATACTTAGCTATTCCAGCCCATGGATTTGTACGGGCGAATTTTAATATAATATCCATAATTTATAAGTTTTAAATAAAAGGGGTGAACTTAATCACCCCTGTTTTATTAATCTTCAACTTCCATGATTAACTCTCCACATGCCCTGGGATCACGAAGCATGATACCCATTTCACCTAAGAAGTGAACAGAGTAACCGTCCTTTGCATTAGATCTTACTGTGGATTTATTCTTAGAGTAACCAGTTCCCGGAGCTACAGAACCTGAAGTATTCCAGATAACCATTTCACGATCCTTACGAACAACCTTAACGATATTAGCTTGACCATCACGTCTACCAAGATCCAAGAATGTCATTCTATAAGATTCCAGTGGTTTACCAGATACCGGATGTAACAAACGATTATAAGTAGGATCATCATACAACGGGAAATGTTTCAATGTCAACTCGATGCCATTTGTCATCTTGTATGTTACAAACTGACCACCTAAAACCAAAGCCTGACCAGAACCACTGATAAACTTCGTATCAATCAAGTTCATCGTAGCCGCTTTTTGTTTCAATACACGGTCAAATTCTTTCATACCCATTTCACCAGTTAAAGCAACAAACTTACGTTCGTTAGTACCTAAGATATTGTAAGACAAATCAAACAAGAAGTCTTCCAACAATTCCGGAGTTAACTCAGTGTAGTAACGTCTGTTAGACGGAGCAATCTGTTGCAACAAACCTGCAGGAATGTAAACCGGACGACCATTTGTACCTAACAATGAAGTAGAACCGTCTTTATTTACATTAGACTTAGAGTAAACCATCATTCTCTCACATCTCTTAGACCACTCACGCATTGCCTTCCATTCCTGATAATCAGACCACAAGTAAGAAGTCTTACCAGTTTTAGGATCTTTCAAAGCAATCCAAAGTACTGTAGAATAAGCTGTACCTGTAATATCATAATCCAAGCGAGTTGTAAACAAGAAGTTTCTCATCTTGAAATGAGTATTATAATTCAGGATATCACCCTCTTCACTGTATTCTTCGTAAGCAGAAGCCAAACGAGATACTTGACGACCAGCTAACAAATATTCACCAGGAATATAAGAGTTAGATTGACCATCTGCAATGAAACAAGTATAAACCCATTCATTACCATCTTGATAAGGAGCACCAGAAACACGTACTTGATACTCTCTATTATCAAATTCCAAAATTGCACCAGGACCAAACCATTTGTCCTCTAACCACAACATGATAGGCGTATTACCCAAACCTGCCATAACTGTGTCAGCATTTGCAGCAGTGATTTCTGTTCCCTGCCATTTTGCAGAGCGAATCGTCACAGCTCTATCACTATCGATCATTACAGACCATTCGTAGTCTCTTTGGTCAATTGTCATTACATTACCAAGACCACCAGTAATTGCATCCAAAGAAGTGCTATAACCATCATCTTTAGAACCGAATACATAAGAAATAACACGAGTTACTTCATACGGTCTAGTAAGCATTGCATTTGAAATCATATTCTCATCAACAAGATCTGAGAACCATTTACCTCTACCGATCTGTAAATTATTTAAAATTCCGTTATCCATATAAATGTTAGTAATTTATTTTTAATTAAAGTAGTTGTACTGCACGACTAAAAATAGAGTTAGATGAACTTGTATTAATTCTCTTAGTACCTTTACTAACGCCTGTTGATCTGAGACTATTTTTCAGATTTTTAATAGCAGAGCTAGTACCCTGTTTTTTGGCAGCATCTAACAAAGTGTCACCTCGCATTGTAAAATAAGCTGACTCTATTAAATTCTTTACGCTCTTGGAATAGTCTTTTTGGTACTGAGTTTTTCCACTAGCGTCGGCTTTAAATATATAAGCCAATAATTCTTTCTTGTCCTTAGCTGGTATCTTAATACCACGTATATTGTCCAAGGACTTTATTTCACCGACAACGTCATCAAAAAACTTTTGTTGGCGCTGTACCATTTCCTCCTTTTTGATTCTTTGTTGCTCTAATAGCTCTTCTTTCTCTTTTGCAACAATCTCTTGAAGTTCCTCAACCGCATCTCTAGCCTCATCTTCTAATACTCCAGCATCTTCAAATCTTTCGATTTTCTTAGCAATTTGTTTGTCACTGTAACCTTTTCTAGCTAGTAACTCTCTCAATACTATCTTTTGCTCATTTTCATTTTCAATATCAACATTGTCAACATCAATGTCCGGAGTAATAGAGAAATAATCTTCTAACTTACCCCCATTACGAACAAATTCATCTAATTTTGCAACATCTTCGCTTGCATATTCTGGAGTAGATTGTTCTTCGATTACTTCTTTAAAATACTTAACCAATTCTTCTACAGTCTTTGGTTTTTCTTCTTCCTCTTCTTCATCAAAATCCCATTCTAATTCTTCAGCAATTGCATCAAATAAAGCAGATACTTGTTTAGATTCAACTTCATCTTCTTCAGTCTCTTCTTCAATTTCTTCTTCGGTTTCCTCTTCTTCAGTCTCTTCTTTATCCTTTTTCTTAGAGGCTTTCTTAGATTTCTTAGGTTCTTCTACTTCTTCCTCTTCAACTTCATCGATTTCCTCTTCCTCTACTTCTTCCTCTTCTTCTATTTCTTCTGTCTTTTTATTTTTAGATCCAGGAGTAGCAGGTCTAGCTTTAGCAGACTCTTGTTTTAGTCTCTCTAATTCTTCATCATCAATATCATCGTTTTGAGAGATGGTGTTACCAACTTGTTCAGTGAATATATCAGTTATAGCTGTAAATCCAAATAGTGTATCGTTACTATTGTTTTCCATAATTAATTATAATTAGATTGTAATTGTTATTTTTTCTTTCTTCCTTTATGATTCCACTTAGCAGCATTTTGAGCAAATATTGCACGTTTTCTAGTCAATGGGTTTTTACTATGCGTTAACTCTTCTGTACTTTTACCTGTTCTTTTCTTAAGTGCGTTAAACTTCCCACGATTCTTTTTCTTGATGTGTATACCTCCGTCTTTATAAGAAGGAATTGGGTATACTGGGTATAAATTTTCCATATTGATTATTCTTTATTTAGTTCATGACCTACAAATCCAGCACCACCTAATGGCATTAAAATTTCCATAGGAATTGGTTTGTTCAATCTATCAATATACTCGTTTTTATTTCTATATAAATCATATTGATTCTTAACCATTTTATTTGATGTCGGATTTCTCATATATTCCAAAATCATATTTTCGTCTACAGGAGTACTCCAGTTTGTAATTTTACCAGAATCTTTTAATGATCTCTTTAGAGTTAACATATGACTTTTAGCTTCTGTAGGATTTAATAAGTATGATCTACTTCCAGCAGCATCAAATAATCCCATTTTTCTTAACTCCGCAGAACTATATGTATTGTTAGAATTTGCTAAATAATTTAGATAAGTGTTTGTAATATATTCTTTACCACTATCAAAATCCTGAATCTTTCTAGATCCTGCTAAACCATCTGCCACATGTCCTAACTCATGATTAGCAGTTCCAGGCATATAAATATTATTAT